AGCGCAATTTGCTTGATGTGTACAGCTACACATTGACGCTCGCAGATGTGGCGGAGAGCAATGTCACAACGCGCGTTATCTCGGAGCTTGTAGACCTTGACAAGATTGCCACCGTCTATCAGCTTAAAGACCCAACGCGTGCGCGTGCAAATTGGCGCTCAACGCGTGAGGTCTTGGATATGGTATTTGACCCTGACGGGGACTATTACACGGACAAAATCAAGCCCAATTCTGTTGACACCCTGGCGTTGTCAGTGGGTGCGAAGTCAATGCAGTTCGCCTTGCAAGACGTGGTGTTTGAGCCGAACTATAACGGGAGGAAGAATGCCGTGCGCGTGTCCGCCGGCACGCTGACGCACTACGCCATTGAGGAGCAACCGCGCACGTGGAGGGTGGCGCAGACGGTTACACAGCTTGGAGAAGACAGCGCACCTTACTACATCTTTGCTCGATGCCCAAGGGTCGGCAATGCCGCTACGATGGTATTTAGCAAGACACCAGTCAAGGTAGAGCAGGAAGCGGGCGTTTATCACTTTTGGGTGGGTGTTGTCAATTCTGTTGATGCAACACTACAAGCGCGCTCAATGTCGCTCACTTATGGCTTCTCGACAATCAACGGGCGATTTATCAAGACAGGGCGCATTGAGAGCGCCGACGGCTCTACGTACTTTGACCTTGATGATGGCGAGATTGGCGGGCGCATTGTGTTTTCTTCCAACGGCAGACAAAAGACCCTTGCTGAACTTGCTGATGAATCTTCTGAAAGCAAGGACTTCATCAAAAACAAGTTGCCTGACTTGCTTTCCGGCTTGCAGGAGCAAATAGATGGTCAGATAGAGCAGTTTTTCTACGACTACAACCCTGACAATTCCCGCGAGCCAACCAAGACATGGGTGCAATCAGACATGGCGGCTGGCAATAACAACGAGCGGGAGAAGCACACGGGGGACTTGTTTTATAACACAACGACGGGTAGGGTGTTCAGGTACGTGCGCCTAAGCGCTGGTGGTCGCTATAATTGGCAGTGGAAAGAGTTGTCAGATAATGAGGTGTCGCAGGCGCTGGCAGTAGCCAATGACGCCATTTCGCTTGCCAGGACGAAGAGACGGATATTTACCAATACTCCATACACGCCCTATGAGGTTGGCGACCTTTGGGTCGGCGGTGCGAATGGCGACATCATGAGATGCAAGACTTCGCGCGAAAGCGGGACATTCGTAAGGAGTGATTGGGAGCTTGCCTCAAAATATACCGATGATTCGGCGTTGGTGGACTTCAAGCGTACCTACGCTTTGCAACAAAGCGAGCTGGAGAAGCAGATTGACGGTAAAATTGAGACGTGGTTTCAGGCAACCGACCCTTCGGCATCGTGGACGACAGACGAGACCCGCGCAAAGCATGTCGGGGACATGTGGTACAACGCTTCGGCGCGCGAGTTAAAGCACTACGCCAAGAATGGAGCAAGGTATGAATGGAGGTTGGTGGAGGATTCCAAGGCTCTTGCAGCCTATGATGCTGCAAGCCGCGCACAAGACACCGCCGACGGCAAGAGACAAGTGTTTGTTTCTACTCCAAAAACACCTTATGACATCGGGGACTTGTGGATTGACGGAAAGGTGCTTCGCCGTTGTGCCACGGCGCGCGCGTCGGGCGCTTATGTTGCAGGTGATTGGGTGCTTGGTGTTTCGTATGACAATACCAAGACAACCATTGATGGCGGGCTTGTTACATCGGGGACTATCCAGGTGGCGGGCAGTGCGTCTGCAATCCTTGCGGGTATGACGGGCTATGGCACAACCCCTGATGCTGTGCGCTTTTGGGCTGGTGCAACCTACGAAAACAGGGCTGACGCCCCATTTGTGGTGCATCAGGATGGCACAACAAAGATGAGCAAGGCTAATGTATCAGGTATTATCGACGCCAAGGGTGGAAAGATTGGAGGCTTTGGTATAGCTGATGGGAGAATTGGCGCCGCTAATAGTTACAACCAATCAACGGGGCTTTCGCTGACAGACCGCAACATTCGCTTCCGCGGGGACACGGTGGGGACAACGGCGTTCGCGTCCATCGGCATCTTGAATTGGCTTGGGTATAGCAACGCGGGTATGTTTGAGCTATCAAGCAGTGATAATCACATCCTTGGCTCGGCGCTCTACGCTAAGTGTATGTCGGGGGATGGCTCGCTCGACCACTTTTACCCACAGCGTGCTTTTGAGTACCTCGGCAACGTGTATGGCATTGGCAAGCATTGTGACTACTTCACAGGGTACATCGGCGAAGCGTATAGCGATACCCTTGTACTTCACTTTGATACGACTAATAAGTTCCACTTCACGCGCGTTGGCACTGGTTACCTTGGCATGGATTTGCCGACAAAAACGATGATTGACAAGCATGCTGGCGGTAAGGATGTCTTCTTCAACCTTGAAATAGTGTGCGATAGGGAGATGTGGAACAAAATCAGAATCAAATCAAGGGCAGGCGCTCAGATGTACAACAATGACGGTCTTGCTATTGATGGCATAGACGTGATGCGCGGAGATAGCTTGACTTTGCGATACTACAACGGCGCTTACCACATCGTGTGCAAGCAATTTACGTAGTTGTAGTTTAGTTGCACACGTGTGTTTTATAGTGATATATAGTTAGTAAATTTGTGTAATTAGTAATCGATTATGGCAGAGACACGTTCAGGGGAGCAGACGTCGCAGCAAATAGGGGTCATGGGAGTAATTGAGGGCTTGCAAAACGGCTCTTTCTCCCTCCCTGACGGCGCTTGTTTCAATATCAAAAATGATGGGGCTTCAACCATTGAGCTATCTGTACAGCTTGTGGGGATGAAGGATGGTGATTTTATCACCACGCGGTTTGATTCAGGGTGGAATCCTGAAATAGTGAGAGTGGTGAAGCAGTCGCCACTTGCAGGCATTAACTTAAAGTGGGGGTATTAGCATGGGAATCGTCATAGGGGTAGGGCAAACTAAGCCCCAAATGCCGTACGACCAATTTTACGGCATTGAGTGGGATGTAACCGTCAGTAATCCAAAGGCAAAGCGAATCGGGAAGCTGGAGTTGCACGCGTCATTACCCGTGCAGTCGCTGATGCGTCGCTGTGTGCTTCGTGACAATGGCGAAGTTGCCTACTACCTTGATGCAAACGACAGCACCAAGAAGGAGGGGGGCGCACCCGCCAAGCTTGACGGCACAGATGGGCAGGTCATGGTTGAAATTCCCGCTTTTTACGTGAAGTTTGAGAGCGAGGGCAACAAGCGCAGATGCCTGATGTCACTGCATGCTCTCCCAGGATTCGCAAAGTGGGAGAAGCTCTACATTTCCGCCTATGAAGCCACCATACAGCGCTCAACAAACAAGCTGTCGTCAGTCGTAAATGCAACCGCTGACTACCGCGGCGGCGACAACAACGCAAGCAAGGACGGCAAGTTTAACTCGCTTCTTGGTATTCCGGCGTCAAAATTCACTATTGAGGAGGCGCGAAGATTTGCACGCAATCGCGGGTCTGTTAACTGGAATTGCTATGTGTACCAGGCGCATGTTGAGTTGTTTTGGCTGTTTTCAGTTGAGTACGCGACATTTAACTCTCAGGATAGCTTTACAGCAGAGCTTGATGATAGCGGGTGCAGACAAGGAGGTCTTGGCGCTGGTTTGACAGATGTAGATTCTACGCTGTGGAGCAAGTACGAGTACTTTGCATTTGTGAAATGTGGTGTTACGAATTCCGTCGGCAATCAGTCAGCCGCTGTTGATGCTCGTATGGATGCCCCTGTCGGCTACCCTGGTGGGGCTGTTGTGGTAAAAGTGCCATCGTACAGAGGTGTTGAAAATCCCTTTGGTCACATCGCCAAGCTTCTTGACGGCGTCAAACTTGTTGTTGGTTCATCGGGAGAGATTCGCTCGTATGTGTATGTCTCCCCATCTGATTATGGCAGTCGCGGCGTTGAATTGTGTAGACCAGCCGGTGTGTATGTTAAAGAGGGAGGATATTTAAGGGACATTTCGCTTGGAAATAGCGGAGACATTACACCTATTGGAGTTGGCGCTGGGTCGTCGACATTCTTTTGCGACAAAGTTTTGTCCACTAACGCGACGGGTGCGGAGTATGAAGCCTTTCTTGTTTTAGGGGGGTACTCGAACTCACGTGCGGACGCGGGAATGCTTTGCATTGAGTTGGTGTATGCTTGGAATCAAAAGCGTAATTATTCCGGCACGCGCCTTTGCTACCTACCATAACCAAAAAACAGATATAGATATGAGATTGACTGAATTAGCGCCAAACGCGTTTTATGACGCGGTGGCTGGAGAGCCAGCGCGCTTGCAGAGAGATAACGATGGGTCACACCTATTTCGCTATAACGTCCAGCCGCGAATGGTGGCAAGCGAGGATGGCGGAGAGGAGAAGCAAGACGGCTGGCAGTGTCGTGAGCTTCGTCTATTTGTTGAGCCAACGTGCGACAACATCAAGCATGCCATCATCAACAGCGTGTACAACGCAGATGCCCGCCTTGACCTGGTGAGCCGCTACAACGCCTATGTGTCAGCGATAAGCGATGATGATACCATCGCCGAGGAGTACAAGGGCTTCATGCAATTCATGGGTGATGTCGATGAGCTGCTTGATTGTGACGGGAAGAAGCATACCAAGAACAAGGGTGTGCCACGCTTCGTAACGGCACGACAATTCCGCTTAGCTCTTATCGCCGGTGGTGTGAAGCTCGCTGATGTCACAAAGGCAATCAACGCGCTTCCTGATGCCTACAAGGAGCAGGCTCTTGTGTCGTGGGAGTACGCGCCAACCTTTGAGCGCAACAATCCATTCATCGCACAGTTGGCAAGCAAGTTCGGCTTCACTGATGAGAGCCTTGACCAGCTGTTTATCCAAGCTGATAAGCTGTGAGGACGTTTGTCTTGGGCTTAGTCCTCTTCCTGGTGTCGGTGGCACTGCTTGTGCCACTGACACTTATAAACTTCGCCGTTGTGGCATCAAGGGGAAAGGCAAAGGGCTATTTCATGAGTACCGCCGTTAATCTTGACCGCTTCGGCAATTATGAGTTCCGCACGCTGTTCAACTCTACCCTTATACACCGCGAAAGCGCGCACCGCTTTGGGGCTTTTGAAGAGACAATAAGCAGTGTACTTGGTAAGAATCAGCGTGCGGGCACTCTTTCACTTTGTGGTAAAATGCTCGCTGGTCTACTTGATAAGATAGACGAGGGGCATTGCATCAAATCAATTATAGATACATAGTATGTGGGGATTAATAAAAGAGCTTCTGACCAACTTTGGGCGATACCTTCTTAGCCTGATGGGCATTGTGCTGGCTTTCCTTGAGCCAACAGCGCCTTTCGTCTTTATATGCACGCTGGCGGTCTTGTTTGACTGCTACACGGCGTGGGCGCTTTCGCGCCGTGTCAAGAAGAAGTACCCAGGTGCAAATGATGGTAAGTTTAAGTCCAACTATGCCGGCAGGGTGTTTGGAACACTTATCAAGGTGTACGCGCTGACCATCCTTGCCTACTTAGTGCAGATTCACGTCCTGGAAGGCTTGCCAATCAAGCTGCCCAACATTGTAGCCGCCGCAGTCTGCTTTTGGCAAGTGTGGTCGATGTTGGAAAATGAAAGCTCTTGCAATGATGCTAAATGGGCAAAGATTGCACAGCGCATCTTGGTAGACAAGACTGAAAGGCACTTTGAAATAGACCTTAGCGAACTAAAAGACAAGAAAGACAATGGCGAAAGTTGAGCTGTTAGCTCCCTACATCAGAAAGTGGGAAGGGGGATTTGTGAATGACCCCGCGGATAGTGGAGGTGCAACCAACATGGGTGTCACGATGGGCACGTTTGAAGTCTATTGCCAAAAAAAGGGCTACCCGCGCCCAACGGTGGAGCGCCTGAAAAAGCTGACCACCGCGGAGTGGACGGATATCCTGAAGACCATGTATTGGGACAGATGGCAAGCCGATAGAATTAAGTCGCAGAAGGTTGCCAATATCCTTGTAGATTGGGTGTGGGGGTCAGGTGTCCATGGCATCAAGATTCCGCAACGCATCCTTGGTGTGGCTGTGGATGGCATTGTCGGTGAGAAGACGTTGCAGGCGCTCAATGCACAAGACCCCGACAAGCTCTTTCAGGCGATATACGAAGCCCGCCGAAAGTTCCTGCTTGACATCACGGAAGCGAGCATCAAGCGCTATGAAGCGAAGATTGGGCGAAAAGCCACCGAAGCAGAGCTATTGCGCCACACGAACAAGCGCTTTCTTCGTGGGTGGAACAACCGCCTTGAAGATATAAAGGTCATATCACGATGAAGCGCGCGGTCATTATGCTTGCGGTCGCCCTGGTGGCGTCATGCTCGCTCAAAAAGAAGAGCGTTGATACATCTGTTGTCAAGGTGGATTCAACGGCTGTGACCACCTCCAGCAGAGCCAAGGTTGAACGCTTGGTTGATACGACCACCACGACAACGGGGCGTATCGTCGTCACGGAGGTGGAGTTTGCAACAGATAGCAATGCCGGCACGATTGGAAGTGTTGTCTTTGGTGCGAGTGGCATTGAGGTGGCGGGCATCACGGGTCGCCCCGTTCGCTCAATCAAACAGCAGGTGATTGAGAGCGTCCATGAGCGCAAGGGAGAGAGCCAAGAGAGTGAGGAGGGCGAGGAGAGCAAGCAATCAGCATCTGTGCGGAGCGAAGTGTCGCGCGTGTCCAAGGTGCTTGCGCCAGCCCCCGACCCTTACAGATGGCGCTACATCTTCTACTTGGCGTTGATTGGCTGTGGCGTTGTACTTTATGCTAAGCGTACGCCCTTCATAGGGTGGTTGCGTAGGATTCTTGCGGGTCTTATTAAGCGGTAGCGCCAAGGCGCAACCATAATGAAACAAGAAAGCCCCACACCATAAGGTGCGGGGCTTTTCTTTTGTCTTGGCTGGATTACAGCTTGATGTCCTCGGAGCTTACATTTAGCATTTGTGCGAGTGCCTCGCGGTTAAGCGTCTTGCCCTTTGCGTCTCCATACCCCTCGACGAATAGGACTATTGAGCCGTCGTTTACGTAGTAGTCGGCGGAGTACTCAATGAAAGTACCATCCTTGTAGTTTTCGCAGATATAGGCGGAGAGCTGACCGATTTCTGCATCCATACCGTATCTCTTTGAGCCGAGTTCAAGAAGCATAGCTTGGACAAGGTCAATGAGATATTCGTGAGCATCTTCCCAGCTCTTTACGCCCTCTACGTAGTGACCGCTGATGTCTTCAAGGTACTCGCCGTAGGACTTGCCGTTGTTGATTTCAAGGCGAGCGCTTGCGATGTTGTAGTTGCCACCCTCGCCGTCACACCAATTGATGTCATACGCGATGTCATGGTCTGCTGGCGTTACGCCGTTTACTGCATTGAAGTAGTAGGTCTTCTTCGTTTCCATTGTCTTGTAGTATTTAGTTGTTACTGATAGTTTGTTTCTTTTGCTTCGGGGCTTTGTTGTTCCCCTTTCACACTACAAAGGTAAGACATTATTTTTACCCCACCAAATTTTAGGGTAAAAATTTTTGTTGTGGCGTTTCTTTATTGTTTGTTGGATGCCCTTTGATGTGGTGTTTTGCGGTGTCGGCTATTGTTTTTACCTTTGCGCTATAATAAGGTAAATATATATAGCTATGAATGTGAAAGAGAGGCTTGACGCCATCAAGAGGCGCAAGGGCATTGAGAGTGATGCAGAGCTGGCGCGCTTGCTTGGAGTGTCAAAGCAGCGATTGTACGGGTGGAAGAGCCGCGACATAATCGACACCCCTACCATTATGGCGGTCTTCCCTGAACTTCGCCCTGAGTGGGTAGAGCGCGGGGAGGGGGACATGTGTGACCAGCATGCAGAGCTATTGCGAAGGGTGGAGCAGTTGCAGGAGCTTGTTGAGGAGAAGGACGACATCATAAGCAAGCAAGCCGACCACATCAAGCGCCTCACAAAGGCACTGATGGGAGGATGGTAGTAGATGAATGAAAAAGCCCCAAAATCGCATGAATTTTGGGGCTTTCGTGTACTTATTCGTGTACTCGCTTTGTAAGTCCTTGAAAATCAAGGTTTATTGCGGAGAGAGAGGTAGTGCGACCTTGATGCCGTGTACTTTCAAAGCCTTTCATTTGCGTGCCTTGGCTAAATTCACAATACCACGGAGTGTCACGAAGCACCAAGATGGTATGCTGTATTCGTGTACATTTCGTGTACGGCGTTGTAGGCGCTGAAAGTCGTGTACATCGCACATCATAGCTCGTCAAACTTTGTCATTGACCGCTCTTTTAGCTCGTCTACTATCTTGGCGTATGGCTTCATGGCGTTAAAGTTAGAGTGCCCCGTCCAACGCATGATGACCTCCACGGGGATGCCAAGCTGCAACGCCATGACGACGAACGTGCGCCGTGCGACGTGTGTAGTAAGCAAGTGCCATTTGGGGTAGACCTCTTCATAGCGCGTGTTACCCTTAAAGTAGACTATACGGGTAGGCTCGTCCAGCCCTACCACCTGACCAAGCGTTTTAAGGTGCAAGTTCATATGCACATTGGAGATTATGGGCAATGCCCTATCACCGGGGAAGACGCAACCGTTGTACTTATCAAGGATAGCTTGTGAGTGCCTATTTAGCTCTATCCTTAGCCCGTCAATGGTCTTCTTTGTAACAACGTGTACAACGCCCTTCTTGATGTCGGAGCGGCGGAGCTTGGCTACATCGGAGTATCGTAGCCCCGTGAAGCACTGAAAGAGGAAGACATCGCGCACGCGTTCAAGAGCCTCTTGCATTGGCTGAAATTGAAAGTCCTGCAACTGCTTTATCTCCTCTTGTGAGAGGTAGATGATTTCCTTTGAATCAACGGAAATCCCCTTTAGTTTGGGCTTGAAGGTGTTGTGCAGGTCGCCATGGTAGTAGCCTTTTTGAGCTGACCACCGAAGCAGCCACCGGAGAAAAGAGAGGTGGCGCGATATGGTTGTATTGCGCTGGTCTTTCTTGTAGTAGTAGGCAATGAGGTCTTGCAGCTTCCCTTCTGTGAGGGTCTCAAAGGACAATCCAGGGTCAAAGGATTTCAGATGGTGGCGGAGCGTCCTGAACTTTTGATATGTCGACGGCGTCCATTGATTCTTCTCCCCGACCTGTGCCATGAACAAATCAATGACACCCCAAAGGTCTATTTTGCCGTCATCGTCCATGAGTGACGCGCGACCCACCATGTCATTGAAGAGGTCTTTTACCTCTTGTGGTGTCGGCACGCGCTTCTCCAGTAATTCATAGCGGGCAAAGACTTCGTTTATCTGTGCCTTGTACTCTTCTATGGTGCGGTTTATTTCAGCCGCCTCCCTTGTACCTGCAATAGCGCGCTCTGTCTTGGCATCCCATTGGTCTAAGTCTATTTTGCGACCTATGGGAAAGTCAAACGGGCGTTCCCCTCGTAGCGTCACGCGCATCCTTATTGCAAGGTCTGTCGTGTCGGTTGCTTTGCGCTTATGCAGGTTGAATTTGATGCTTCGCTTTATGAACATAGCTACCTTATTTCTAATTCGCCACGACCAAGCAAGAGCCACGCGGGAGATACGCCAAAGTCACGGCACACATACAGAAGCGCGTCAATGTCTATGGACTTGTAGTGCATTTCCTCAATGGGCTTGGACAGGTCGCCTTTTATTCGGTAGTACTTCACGCGGTTAAGGCTATGTTCCTCGCAAAAGGCTTTCAGCCCTGATGTCTTCCCCAAAGTCTTTGCCAGGTCTACCGCCTCAAAGAAGCGGCGCTGTATCTCCATGACCTGTGGATTGATAGACTTCTTCATGACCTCTTTATCTTTTGCGTGTATGCTTCGTGCATTTCGTCAAGTAGAGCGCTATCTACTTCGGCGAACTCTTCGCCTTTGAGTGCCGATGCTTCAAGCGCGTCAAAGATGGCGCGTGGCATCACAGAGTAGTAGGTGGCAACGCCGTAGTAGTCGGCGACCTTGATTGCTGTTGTCTTCATCTTTCCTGATGTATATATATGTACGTGCGCGCATTATACCTGCTTCTCTATGATGATGAGAAGGCGGTCAATCTGCTCTTGTGACTTTGCCACAAGCTTTCTTTGCTCTGCAATCTCGTCAATGAGCTTGTCGACGATGCCATTGTCTGTGCATCCTTCGCACTCTCCATAGTTGTTGGTGGTGGTGTTGGTGGTCGTGTTTGTACCGTTGATGTTGCTCTGCTCGCCACCAATGTAGAGCTGGGGGTTTAGAGATATTTCGTGCAAAATTTCCTGTTTGCTCTGCGGAATTGTCCCGCCAGCCTCCCAATTTTGCACCGTCCTGGTCGTGACGCCAAGTATTTTGGCGAATCTCTCCTGGGAAAGTCCAAATTTCTCCCTGATTTCTCTTGTCTCCATTCCGTTCATTATGAGTACGTTAGTAATGCCTTGTAGTTTTATGACCATAGATTGCGCGAAGAATTTCGTTGTAACGTTTGCACTTCGCGAAATCTTTCGTACCTTTGCAGATGTAAAGCAACGCAAGACGAAAGGACAAGCGAAAGCAATACAAATGTAACGAGCGAATGTACAACATTTCGCCGAAAGATGAATACAGAAAGGAAGAGATATGAATGAGTTTGGATTTAAGGCGGGCTTCTCTCAGGTGAAGCGAAAGGATGCCAAGGAGGTGCGCGAGCGAATCATGCAGGCTCTTGGTCTGACGACACGCGCAAGCTGGTATGCCCGCCTCAACGGCAATGTAGAACCGAAGGTGTCAGAAGCCCGCGCCATTGAAGAGGTGTTTGGCGAGTTCGGCATAAAGAATGTTTGGGGCGCTTGATGGACACCGAAAAAAGAGTAATAGACATGACCGCTGGGGAGTTCGCGGAAGTCCTATACAGCGTGATGAAACGACTATCAGGAAACGAAGAAGAAAAAGTAACAAATAAAAGGCTTGTGTACGGCATCGCAGGTATTGCACAGCTCTTCAACTGCTCCATGACCACGGCAAACAGAATCAAAGCGAGCGGGAAGATTGACAAAGCCATATCACAGACTGGGCGAATGATAACCGTTGATGCTGACCTCGCCTTACAACTAATGAAAATATAGAACTATGGAAGCTAAAATCTACAAGCAGTCAGGACGCGTGGCGCGTGTTAGCCCATCAAATGGCACGGACTTTACTCTTCGTGAGCTTCAGAGCATTGTCGGTGGCTACATCGAATTGGTGCGCCTCGGCAACGGCAATGTGATGGTGATAAACGAGGAGGCAAAGGGCAAAATCGGCACAGAAATCAACGTGTCCGCAACGCGAATGGCAAGAGAACATCAGGCAATTTGGGCGCATGACTGCATAGTCGGCAACGCGCTTGTTTGCCCCTCGGAAATGGTACGGTAATCACAACAAACAACTAACAACTAACTACAAATGACTATGAACAAAGAACAGAAAGAGGTGCTAACAGCATGGTGCAACAACCTACTTGTCACCTATAGGTTAGATTACTTCCGTGGGCGTGCCGTTTGGGGTATTGTGAAAACCATAGAATACGGAAGTGACTGGAACTTTTCTGTGGCAATTCAGTACTGTCAAGAGGCTGAACAGCTCGGATTTAACGCAAGCATGAAGGACTATGCCGAACTACTCAAGGAGCTACGGCAGATAGCAAAGGAAGTGCCACTAAGCGACACAGCGCAGTACGCCATTACGCACGCATTCGGCGGGGATTGGAAGGAGGCTATTGACGCCATTGAAGAACTCAAGAGCGAACGCAACGCACTCTAACCAAAGCAACGAACAATGGAAAACGAAACAAACATCTACAACTGGGATAACATCGTGCCCCTTGCCTTACACACTCACAGCCGAGCTGTACGTAGAGGTTTCTGGAACGAACGACGACCTGGAAGATGCCACGAATACCACTACATGGTGCAGGTGTTCGCCAAGATTGGTAAAGCTCTGGAATCCGACCGGATTAATAAGTGGGCAACTCTTTCCAGCAAAAGAATCAAAAAGCTGGAGCAAATGGAGGGCGCGTCCTACGCTCAAATGTACGAGGGCGAGGTCAAGTACACCGTGGAGTATGAAATCACAAATGCTTGCATTCGCCTGCTTGACTACCTCGGTTCAATGACTAATGTAAGAGAAGTAATAGAAGCATTCGAATTACTCCCACCGCCATCTGGGTCAACGTTCCCAACGAATCTTTTTGACGTGATGAAATGGACTGGAAACCCGTTTCAAAAAGCAGAAACCGACAAGTCCAACACCACGCGCATCATTCGCATTTTGAGGACGATAGCCAAATGCTATGGATTCGACCTAATGAAGCACGTTGAGCTCCAGATGAAGTACAACGAAACCCGCCCTGCTTTGCACGGCAAGAAATACTAATATAACTAACCACGAGTGCGCCACGTTGGCGGGAGACCGCACGCGACACCTTCACGCGCCTGGGACGGCGTGGCGCACTCTATCACCACAACGAATATGACACGAGAGGAAATAGCAAATAGCCTCAAGCCGCTTGAGTGGCTACACGGGGAGGACTATTACGGCAATCCTATTATCTCAGCAGAACTTTTGACGAAGACTGCTTACATCAAGGAGCATGACGGGGGACATGTGACCCTGTTGTTTGGGCGCGACAACGGCAATAAGATTGATGTCATAAAGACGTATGGCGGAATCTCAATGTCGGTCGCAAAGGTTGTAGCCCGCGAGTGGCAGATAAGCGAAATGTGCAACTACTTCCAAATGAATGACTAACAACAACAAGCAATGAAACGCATAATTCTAAAGGAGCTAACTCTTGTAAATTGGAGAGGCTCAGATGCTACGCCCACGGAGTTTGACCCCGTATGCACCACGATAGCAGGCGCGAATGGGCTTGGCAAAAGCCGCCACTTTGATGCCTTTACGTGGTTGCTATTCGGTAAGGATAGCCAAGACCGCAAGGACTACAATATCAAGAGCATCAGGGAAGGAGACACAATGTGTCACTCTTCTATCTGTGGCGTGAGAGGTGTATTTGAGGTTGACGGCGAGACGGTAGAGCTGAGGCGCAACTTTAAGGAAGAGTGGGTTAAGCCACGAGGGGCAACGGAGGAGGTCTTCAAGGGTAACAAGACAGAGTGCTTTTGGAACGACACGCCCGTCAGTGTAACGGAGTACGCAAAGCGCGTCAAGGACATCATTGATGATACCTTATTCAAGATGCTCACAAATCCCGCCTACTTCCTTTCAATGCCCTGGAAAGACCAGCGTGAACAGCTCTTTGAAATGGCGGGAGCCGTTGAGGATAGCGAGGTAGCTACATGGAAGCCTGAATTTGCCGCTTTCCTTGACAAGCTGGCGGGCAAGCCAATGGCGGACTTTAAGAGAGAGCTTGCAGCGCGCAAGCGCCTTATAAAGTCACAGCTTGACGAGGTGCAGCCACGCATTGACCAAACGTACAAGCTGATGCCCGAAAAGCAGGACTTTGCCGCGCTTGAAGCTGAAATGAAGAGCGTTGATGATGCACTTGTACAGGTGGATGGCGTTTTGTCAAGCGTTGCCGAGCGCTCACGAAAGCAGTACGAAGAGGTGCAGGCTCGCCAGGCTAAGATAAACGACCTAAAGGCGAAGCGCCAGCAGGTCATATTTGACGCAAAGAGCAAGGCTAACGAGGATGCCTACAAGGCAAATGAGGAGCTTCGTGATTTACGGGAGGAAGAGCGAAAGGTGCAGCGTGAAATGCAGGGCTATCAGGCAGACATTGACGCAGCAACCAAGGAGATTGCCCGCCTTGAAGCACGCAAGAAAGAGCTAACGAAACAGGCGGATGAGCTTCGCGAAGAGTGGTACAAGGTCAATGCAAGCGCCTACAACGGGGAGACAACATGCTCTTGTTGTGGTCAGGAGCTTCCAGCGGAAATGCAAGCGTCTGCAAAGGCTCACTTTGACACACATAAAGCGGACGCCCTGGCAAAGATAACAGAGCGCGGGAAGAGCATCAAGGAAGAGATTGTGCGAATCGACGCATGCGTTGTGGAGGTGCATGAGGACATTCCCCATGCCAACGAGGGTATTGCTCGCCAATCTTCGGAGCTGGAGAAGCTGAAAGCGCGCCTTGCAGGTGCATCAGAAGTCAAGCCCGAAGAGGTTAAGCCCGAAGACATCAAGGAGTACAACGACCTCACGGAGCAAATCACCGCACTTGAAGCAACGCTTGATGACGGCATTGAGAGCGAAGACACAACCGTCTACCAAGAGGAGAAGAGAAAGCTGACCGCCAAGCGCGATGAAATCAAAGACAAGCTGACCGACCGCAAGCGAATTGAGGAGCTTGAAAAGAGCATCAAGGAGCTGGAGGAAGAGGGGAGAAGCCTTGCACACCAGCTCGCAGAAGCGGAGCGCGAGGAGTACACGATGCAGCAGTTTACGAAAGCGAAGATTGACGAGTGCGAGAAGCGCATCAACAACCTCTTCACGATGGTCACGTTCCAGCTCTTTGACTATACGATTGAGGATGCAAAAAAGGAGAATCCCATTGAGTGCTGCATCCCTCTAATCAATGGCGTTCCTGTGGGTACGACAAATACCGCCGCCAAGGTCAATGCAGGGCTTGACATCATCAACGCGCTGTGTAAATTCTACGGAGTTACCGCGCCAATCTTCATCGACAACCGCGAGAGTATCAACGAGATAATCCCAACAGAAAGCCAAATAATCAACCTAAAGGTAACAGATGACAAGAAGCTTGTCATCATGAAAGGAAAGTAACGTATAACGACTAATAACGACTACGAAAATGAAGTACACAACAACCATTCAGACCGCGCAGACGGTGCTGACATCTATTCAGAGCGCCATTAGCAACGCCATCCAGGCAGTTGCATGGTGGCTCAAGGAGCGAAGAGAAGCAAAGGCAAAGGCAGAGACGGCAAGCATGGTGCGTGAATCATCAGAGCGCATCCAGCTGCAAGAGTTCATGGGCAAGGTTCATATCTCCATTGACGGCATCCCCCTTATGCCCGTGGATTCACTCCGAAAGGATGCTATCCCCGCCCTTGAAGAGGTACGTATGACCTATCGCAACTACGCAAATCAACTCAACTAAACAGATATAGCCATGAATGAATTAGTGAAAGCCCCCCCCACAATGGGAGCAATCAACGTGCCACAGGTGGTCAATTTCTTTGACCCCGCGCAGTTTGAGGTGTTGCAGCGCATCTGCAAAATGTACGCTTATGCAGACCTTGTACCTGACGCATACAAAGCGAGCGAAAAGAACCCCATGGAGAAGGCTGTTGCCAACTGCATGATAGCTATTGAGGTGGCAAATCGCATCGGCACCACCCCCCTGATGGTCATGCAGAACATGGTGCCAATTTATGGTAAGCCGTCTTGGTCGGCGACCTTCCTAATCGGCACGGTTAATGGGTGCGGACGCTTTGCACCGCTAAAGTATCGCTTCACGGAGAAAGGCATGCTTGGCATGGTGGAGTACACCGACTACGAGTACCAAGGAGGGCGCAAGACGGCTGTAAAGAAGCAGTTTGACGGAAAGAAGATAATGGACATCGAGTGCGTTGCCTACACTACCGCCAACGGGTCAGACCAGGTGCTTGAAAGCGCGCCGGTGTCAATTCGCCTCGCAATCCAAGAGGGGTGGTATACCAAGGCTGGCAGTAAGTGGCAGACCATGGCAAAGCAGATGTTGATGTACCGCGCTGCATCCTGGTGGACGCGTACATACGCACCGGAGCTTTCCCTTGGCATGAAGACCATTGATGAGCAGCGGGACATCTACACGGAGTTTGAAGAGGTCAAGGATGTCAAGGAGCAGGTTGCAGCTGAAAAGGAAGCCAACGCCAATCAGACGACCATCCAAATAGGCCTTGGAGACGAAGCCCCTGCAACCGTTGATGCACAGACGGGCGAAATCATCTTGGAAGAGGCAGCAGACACCACAACAGACACCACAACAGGTAATCTACCAGGCTTCTAATCATGGCACAAGTAATCGACAACGCAAAGGGCTTCAAGGTCATTGAAATGAGCTTGCCCGAATCGGTCAAGGCGTTTGGAGGCATTGGGGTCTGTGATTCGTGCAATCGCGCAGCCTACACGGCTTACTTCATCGCGGTGCTGAACGAGGCGTTTTGCCCCTACTGCTACGAGGAGTGGCAAAAGTACGCAACGCGCTACGAAGAGGATGCCGAGATTGAGCAGCACAACTTTGAGGTTGCGAAAAACATGCTACGCATAAGATGAAGTTAACGATACTCGGGAGCAGCTCGGCGGGCAACTGCTATCTGCTTGACAACGGAAAGGAGAGCTTGCTTGTAGAATGTGGATTGAGCTACAAGAGCATCACGAAAGTTCGCGACTTTGACGCTCGCCGTGTGAAAGGGTGCATAATCTCACACGAGCATGGCGACCACGTCAAGGGTAGTGTAAAGGTGCTTGAAGCTTGCATACCTTGCTACATGTCAGCAGGCACAGCAAAAGCCCTGGGGCTGGAGGGTAACCACCTTGTGACGACCGTTCAGCCGATGAAGCCCTACCGTCTTGGTGGCTTTACAATACAGGGCTTTGATGTACAGCATGACGCCGCCGAGCCTCTCGGGTATCTAATTCACCACAAGGAGATAGGCACAACGCTCTTCGCAACTGATACGTACTACCTCAAATATAAGTTTGCAGGGCTGTCAAACATCCTGATTGAGTGCAACTACCGGCATGACATCTTGGAGGACAATGTTGCGGCGGGTGTGGTTTCCAAAGCTCAATACAACCGCACTATCAAGAGCCACATGAGCCTTGAAACGTGCAAGGAAGTCTTGCTTGCAAATGACCTGTCAGCGGTAAACAACATCGTGCTTATACACCTGTCGCCGACGAACAGCCACGCAAGCGACTTTCAGCAGAGTATTAAGGAGCTGACCGGAAAGAATGTGGTCATCGCAGAAGCAGGATTGACCATTGATTTTGACAAGTCACCCTTTTAACATTCAGTGTATCACTATAAAAGACAACTATCATGAATTGGTATCAAGTAAAAGCGCGCCTGGAGCGCGTAGCAGACAACGGAGCAATCAAGGCAGATTCAGAAGTATTCCTTGTGAAGGCTAATTCGTTCGCCACCGCAGAGCGCGTCACAATGGAAGAGGTCGTGCAATACGCCACGGGTGGCGTTGATGTCGTCGCCATGGCGCGAAAGAACTACAAGGAGGTGTTTGTTTCCAACGAGGCAAATGCAGACAAGTGGTTTAAGTGCAAGCTTAGCTTCCTGACCATCGACGAGAAGAGCGGAAAGGAGAAGAAGACCGCACACCTCTTCCTGGTCAAGGCGGTGTCCGCGCTGACGGCGCACCAGGCGGTGGATGCCTTTATGTCCACATCGCTATCTGACTATGTCATTGAGCAGGTGGAGGAGACCAAGATTATTGACGTAATAGAGTGCGCGTAACAGCACCAAAGGCGATGAAAGATACATACTACTTCCAGCACGACTACAACGCACGCAATGACCCGAAGCTGCAAGAGGTGCTTTTGGAACATGGAGTTGCAGGTGTCGGTGTCTTTTGGTGTGTCATAGAGCAACTCTACGAGCAGGGCGGAAAGCTCCCACACAAGGCATGCAAAAGCATTGCATTTGCATTGCACGTGGACTGCAAGCTGGTTGAGAGCGTGGTCAAGGATTTTGACCTCTTCAAGCTGGATGCCCGCCACTTTTGGTCAAAGTCTGTGATTGCCCGCCTTGATAGACGCAAAGAGATTTCCGACCGAAGGAAGACCGCCGCCGCATCAAGGTGGAAGCCACGCCAGCAAGAGGTGCAAGTGCAAAGCAAAGATGATGCAATTGCATTGCAAGAGCTATCCAAAGGAAAGGAAAGGAAAGGAAAGGAAACAAAAGGAAATGATATAGAAGAAGAGGAGGGTGCAAAGACCGCTAAGCGGTTTTGCCCACCCACCTTGGAAGAGGTGAAAGCGTATTGCAAAGAAAAGGAGTACACCATTGATGCCGAGCGATTCATTGACTTCTATACATCCAAGGGGTGGTTTGTAGGAAAGAGCAAAATGAAGGATTGGCAAGCAGCCGTCAGGAATTGGCACAAGGGTAGCAAAACAGATGGAGGTGCGCGCACCACGAGCAACAACAACATAAATGACGAATGGCAATGAGCAACGGCACTCAGACGAGCATAGCAAGTGTGCTTAACTACATCAAGGAGCGTGGCGGCTTCGGTGGCTTTTGCAGGTACAGATACAACTACGACCTTGACCATGCCTTGCAGGTCGTGGAGGCTATCGGCAAGTCTCGCAATCCAAAGTTCGTCATCGACGATGAGAATAGGTTTGCTTACACCAACTTCGTCAAGTGGTGTCACGGGGACGAGACGATGAGGGCGCTGAATCCCTTGACGGGGCAGGAGCAAGCGGGAGACCTCAACCGGGGCATTTACATCGCTGGAAATACAGGGTCGGGCAAGTCCTGGTGCTTGGAAGTAATGCTTGCATACTCGCAGGCTATGGGCTTTGCCATTAGCTTTGACGATGGCGCAAAGGAGGTGGACAGACCGCTGTATTGGGCTATCACAAGAGCCGACGAGGTGTGTCAGGCGTATGTTTCGGGTGGAGAGATACAAAAGTACAAGCAGCGCGCAATGATAGGCGTCCAAGACCTCGGACAAGAGCCAAAAGAGGTGCTATACATGGGCAACCGCCTGAACGTTTTGCAACAGCTGTTAGAGTACCGCGGCGACCGCACCGACCAACTCACGCTAATCACATCCAATCTAAGGATTTCAAGTGATACGCTTAAACGCAACTACGGCGACAGAGTGCAATCGCGGCTTGTTGAAATGTGCAACTACTTTGAGATTAAGGGGCGAGACCGCCGTAAGGGCATCTAAAACGAAGAGCAATGAAAGTGTACATCAGTGGTCAGATTAGCGGGCTTGAGTATGAAGATGCCCGCGCGCGCTTTGACAAAGCAGAGGACTTCCTTAAAGGTCTCGGAGTTGATACGGTCAATCCAATGGACAACGGTCTTCCCGAAGAATCAACATGGATTCAGCACTTGTGCAAAGACTTGGAGCTTCTACATGATTGTAGCCACATCTATATGATTGACGGCTGGCAGTTAAGTCGTGGTGCGTGCATTGAATATGACTTTGCCGTTCGCACCGGTAAGAGCGTGCTGTTTGAATCAAGCATCATCAGATGTCAAGATATCGTGCTTCGCGTTACATCGGCTATCCACGAAGTCACGGGGCTAAAGCTTAGCGATTACAGAGCCAGCGGTAGAAAGATGGACGGCTTCTTTGCTCGCATGATGTTCGCGCACCATTGCCGTCTTGAGGGTATGACATTTTGGGACATCGGGAGATTCATCAACAGGGAGCGCACCTCGGTGATACGCACCCTAAATGACTATGATAAAGAGTTCAAATACAACGCTTTCTTCCGCAGTATGGCGAAGAGGGTAGACGAGATATTAAGCCGGTAGTGCGAATGAAGAAATAACTACTACTTTTGAGGTAAATGTATCACTATAAAACAAAACGAGCATGAACAAGACTAAGATGCTGGAATGGATAGGCACGCGCCATGTTGGCGTATCGTCAAGAACTATGTGGGTCGCCTTGATGGGCGTTGCACGCGGCGTGAATGATTTTAACGGTGGCTTTGACGTGCCGTATGATTGGGACGACTTTTCGCGATGCTATGACCTTGTCACGTATGGGGAGGTCACGAAAGAGGAGCTTCAAAAGGTCGTTGAGGCATTCCCGTTTTACAAGCCAATCATTGACCGCTGGGATGAGCTTGTTGAAGCCTATCTAAGTCCAGGTGGCAAGGGAGTGTACCGAATCCTTGACAGCGTGTATGATGAGGTTATGAGGCTTAGGGGCTACACCAATCTTGGTGGCGGGCTTTACAGCAAACAGCTATAACAACCAACAGAGAAAGAGCATGAACATACATGAATTGTTAGACATCCTAATTGTCGCCACCGGCACTTTTGTAGTGCTTCTCATGGCTGCAATCTCTGAGCTTATCAGAGAGCGCAAAGAGGCAAAGAGAACAGCGAGAAATCATCGCGAAGAAGTCGCAAGGCTTGAAGCAAGAGTTGGCAAGCTTCACGAAGGGTGGAAGAAGCAGAACAACGACAATGCGAGACTTCGCAGACAGCTGCACGAGCAGAGAATGAAGAATCTACACAAGTAAAAGAGCTATGACAAAGAGAGAACAGATTGACGCCATTGTCGGTCATCTTGAATTGGTGATTGACGATGTTAAGGAGCTTATCAAAATCACAGAGGACGCTGGTAGCTGGCTTAATGGACGAGGCGCGCAGGTCAATGATGATGTAAACTACAAGCTTCGCGAGCTGAAAGACGTGCTTGTAGATTTATCAATAGACATCGATGGGATGGACTGATGGCTACAGAATGTGCAAAAAAAATAAAGGTGCTATCACTCTTTGACGGAATGAGCTGCGGGCAGATAGCCTTGCGAGAGCTGGGCGTGCCTATTGAGCGCTACTACGCCAGCGAGATAGACAAGCACGCTATCAAGCAGACGCAGCTCAATTTCCCCGATACGATACAGCTCGGAGACGTGGAGAAGTGGCGAGAGTGGGACATTGAGTGGTCGGAGATAGACCTCCTCCTCGCTGGCTCGCCCTGCCAAGGATTCAGCTTAGCTGGTAAAATGCTCGGTCACGACGACCCACGAAGCAGGCTGTATTGGGTGTTCCTCGACATCCTGCACCACGTGCAAAAGCTCAACCCTAACGCAAAGTACCTCCTTGAGAATGTGCGGATGCGTCCATCAGACGAGCTGGGGATAAACGAAAGCCTCGGCATTAGACCCGTTGTTATTAACTCCGCCCTTGTGTCTGCACAGAATAGAGTGCGCCTATATTGGAGCAACATACAGACGAAGAGCGAGGGGCTATGGGGCGAGCTGCTCACAGATATACCCCAGCCAGCCGACAGAGGCATCTACATCGGAGATATCCTTGACGATGAAGTAGACGAGAAATACTATATGCGCAATCTCTCTCTCAACGAGGATGCCCTTGAAAGCATAGCTCTTACGCAGGGCGGGAAGGCGTCAGACGTAGTCAAGCTCGACAAGAAGCTAAAGCCAAAGGCTAATCAAGAAAAGGCTTCTTGCCTAACTGCTGGAGGACATAGCGGAGGCAACCACTCCGACATGGATATCTTGTATATGGGCATCTACCAGCGTGGGCGTGGCTATATACCCCCAAGTATAAAATTTGTCAAGTCACCAACCTTAACCTCAAACAGCTGGCAGGCAAATAATCCGCTAATTATCCCTGGCACTTGGCGAACGCACAAGGATGGTCAGGGCTTCCGCCCGACAGCTGGAGGCAAAGCCCCGTGCATCCCCGCAAGAGCGAGGAACGACGGCAGCGGACAGCCCGTAGCTAAAATAGGCTATATGCTCCGCCGCCTCACCCCTACCGAGTGCGCACGCTTGCAAACAATCCCCGACTGGTATAAGTGGGGGTGCTCCGACACCCAAGCCTACAAGATGCTCGGCAACGGGTGGACGGTTGAGGTGGTCAAACACATCTTATCGCACATCATCAAATAGCAACTACTATGACACTCAACGACATCAAAGACTACATACAGAGCAACGTCACGTTGCACTTCGTGAAGTATGACCACACAGATGGGTGGTTTACACAGACAGAGATAGGCTACTATGAGATAGAGCTTTCGGGAGGTGCTTACTCTATCATGACACCCGATGAAGACGACTTCACCGGCATGTACAGCGACCTTGAAAGCGCAAAGGACGCCTGCATAGAGTATCACAGAAACGCCCTTATCAAGGCGATAGAAGACGGAAGTAAGAAATGACACGAGAAGAAGTAAAAGCTCAGCTGGCTAAATGCCCGCTGGAGTGGAGAGAAATCATGCATAGAAACAGCGGTCATCGGTCTCTCAAGGCTGAGATAAAGCGAGGCGACCTGAGCGCCGAGTACCGCATCCTCTATAAGTATGAGCGCTTCGAGCTTAAACGGGTGAGCCTCATGCTTGTGGCGATGGCTGACCACTGGGAGTGCGGCGAGTGCGTTCTCCGCAAGGTAGACAACTTCCCGACACTGGAGGAGGTAAAGGCTAAAGCTGAAGCCCACCGCGTCGACCTAATCTGCTTAATGCTCGGCATTAAAGAATGACAACCATGAATAAAGAACAAAAAGAAGCACTGCAAGCATGGTGCATGCAGACAATCGTAGACCATCGCATAGACTACATACGTGGTAGCATCCTTGTGTGTGTCGTGGACTACATCTGTGCCGGTGGCTCTCACCGCATACGACGGGCGAAGAATATGTGCAATGGTGCTATCAAGTTCAAGATAAGCGCCGAGATAGACGAATGCACTACGCTCTCAATGGCGCTTTCATCCATAGCAGGCAGAGTGCAACTGACGGAAGCCGAGAATGACGCCCTTCTGTGCATCCTGGGGTGCATGTGGAACGGTGCTATCAAAAAGATAGACAAGCTTCATCAGGAGCGTAACAACGGCTAACAATGGAGGGATTTGTATTAGACCAGCTCCAAAGGGAGGAGCAGATACAAAGCATCTGCATTTGGGCTATTATCATCGGTATTGCCTTTTTGGTGTTCGGAGTAATACACCTGTGCAGTAAAAGGTAAAGCAAAAGCCCATTTGCTTAACGCATCAAGAGAATAGGTTAAAGAAAACGCAAATACTTACACGTATGACAAGAAACGAACTATCATTTAGAGCGCACCAAAACGCCGTAAATAAGGGATTTTGGGCGGTCAGAAGAAGCACGGAGCATTACATCATGCTTGTGCAAACGGAGATTTGTGAGCTGGTGCAAGCTGACAGAAAGGGCAAGACCCTCAGCAAGGCAAACGAACTCTCTACAAGGACATCATCAATCCTAAAACGCCCACCAAGGGAGCAACCGACAAGTGGGAGGAGACGTTTGAAATGTTCCTTGAAGGCACGGTGCCCGTGGAGCTTGCGGACGTTGTCATTCGCCTTGCCGACCTCGCAGGCTCGCTGGGCATAGACTTCAACAAGCTCAATCCCTGCAACTACATTCGTGACTTCGCGAAATTTGAGGTGACGGAGAACGCGCTTGGTCTTGTCAAGGGGCTTGTGCGAAACGACATCTGCATTGAGCGCCGCATCCTCTTCGCAATGGACTACTGCTTTGGCTGGGCAGCGGCTATGGGGATAGACCTATGGTTTTATATCGGGGAGAAGATGAAGTACAACGAATCACGTCCAGCCCTCCACAACAGACGATACTAACCATGGCAAAGGAAAGAGTGCCGGCAACCGCGCGTGAAGAGGTGTTGAGCGCCTTTATCAATGATGGCTTACCCATCATGACGGCGGTCAAAGCGGTTGCCGGCGATTATCCTGCATTCACGACAGAGCAGATATACAAAGCCGTCGCACACATGAAGGAATACAAAGCCCACCTTGCAAAGCTCGGAGGTCGCAATGTCATCCCCAATGATGCCGTCGACAGGGTCTTTGAAATCATACAACGTGATGGTGTCGGGATGGTAGCGGCAATACGCACGTACATCGCGGAGAGCGGTTGCCCCATGAAAGAAGAATCGATACGAAGCAAGATAAAGCGTGGTGGGGCGGTTGGAGAAGCAGCGCGGAACGCTGCTAAGATTAACGCCGCCAAAATCAATGCCGAATCATTGCGCGCAAAGGTGAAGCGTGATGCCCGCTATGAGTTAATCAAGGACGGGGGAAGACAACCAAAGGTCAACGGCTTCAACGGCTACGATTGCCGCGAGTTTTGGGATATGTCGGAATGGATTAGGCGCGGGCTTATCAAAGCAGACGAAACGAAGAAATCAAAGAGCACATGTATTTAGAACAGACATCACAGATTCTTGGTGACGCCACTTGCTGGCTACAAGCTGTTGACATTCCTGATGGGATGACCCTTGAAGGTGCGGTTGATTGGATTGTCGGGATGAAGCGCAATGAATCGGGCATCATCAGGGCGACAAGAGCGCACAAGACTTATGACATCGCGAACTATTCAGACGGAGAAATCACAGAGGTTGATGATGCCCTTATGGAGGAGTTCGGACACCTGGAAGTAAGCCGTATCAGAGCTAATGGCGGGTGGGGTCAAATGAACTATTATGTAGACTTTAAACGATAGAGAGAAATGTTAAAAGCAGAGTTAATCGGCAATCTCGGGAATGATGCCGAAATCAAGGAGTTTGGCGGTAAGAAGTATGTGGCGCTTAGTGTTGCCACCACGGAGTACGCCAAGGATGACCAAGGCAACCGCGCCGATGTCACTACGTGGGTCAATGTCCTGTGGTATGGTGACGGCGGAGGGCTGTTTGCCTACCTAAAAAGGGGGGCTAAGGTCTTTGTGCGTGGTAATCTTCGGGCAAAGATGTACGCCGACAGGCAGGGAGTGCAGCAGGTCTCAATCAATGTGAGTGCATCGGAGGTGCAGTTGTGTGGGAACAAGGCAGACGCAAGCCCGCAGCAGCCAGCACCAGCGCCACCACAGCCCACGCCCGCCCCTGTTCCACAAGTCGGTGACGGCTTACCCTTTTAATAATGAAGAAGTATGATGTAATCATAGCGATAGACCCGGATGTTGAACATTCGGGCATCGCTATTTTACACCCATCCACCAGGGAACTTGACGCAACAAGATTGGCTTTCCCACTCGCCGTTGACTACATACGCCAGCAGAAAGAGCGTTGCGAAGCATCGGGGATGTCGCTTATTGTTGTCGTGGAAGCCGCTTGGATGATAAAAGGAAATTGGCATATCGCCAAGACAGAGAGAAGAGCAAGGTCAGCATCCAAGGGGTATGATGTTGGGCGCAATCATGAGACAGGGTGCAAGCTGATTGAGATGTGCAACCACATGGGCGTGGAGACTTTTGCACATGTTCCTCTTCGCAAATGCTGGAAAGGTACTGATGGCAAGATAACGCGCCAGGAGCTTGCATACTTCACGAACTTCAACAAGAGAAGCAACCAAGATGAGCGTGACGCCGCTCTTCTCGCCTGGAACTTTGCAGGGCTTCCAATTCGTGTGAGTGTTGGGTGCGTAAATAAAGGGTAACTTTCTATGTGAAAGCGTGTTTTATAGTGATATAAAGAGTACCTTTGTATGATGCAAGATACAAGTACCTTTTGAGCTATGAAGCCAATAGATTTCAAGCAGTCCACCAAGGTACTGCAAAGGTCGGCTGACATGACCAATGACGAGTGTTCCTCACTTCACGTATGGAGTGACGGGATGCAGTGCGTATCTTGCTGGAAGCCATCTTTGAGTGAGCGGATTTCGCTTGTGTTTGGGGGTCAGGTGTGGTTGGGTGTTGCCTCAGGTAGCACCCAACCCCCTGTTTTCCTATCAGGCAAAAATGTATTCAAGGGGGCTTCTGCTTTCTCCCGTGTGAGGTCTTTTGCCTTCTACATGGTAGAGCGCACCAGGGGTGTTGTGCGAATGCTTGCACATGTCGATAGACACCCATACGACGAGTATAGATTTTCAGGAAAGATGGTCTATTCCCTGGTGGCTACTATCATCGGTTGCGTACTCGGCTCTCTTGCCTATTCCTTGGTTGCAAAGCTGTGGCGTATCATCATTCAGTAGACCGCTATGGCACGAATTGTAGAGACAAGCATTGAGCAGCTAATCCCCGACAACCATAACTTCAACAAGGGAACTCAGTATGGGGAGCACCTTATGGATGAGAGCCTACGAAAGTTCGGTCTTGGTCGCTCTATCCTGCTGGATAAAAACAACCGCATCATAGCCGGCAACAAGACCACCGAAAAGGCGGGGGAGCTGGGATTTGAGAAGGTCGTCATCGTGGAGACTGACGGGCATACGCTTGTTGCCGTCAAGCGCAATGATGTAGACCTTGACAGCCAAGTTGGGCGTGAACTCGCTCTTGCGGACAACGCCACAAGCAAAGCTAACCTTGCATGGGACGAAGAGCAAATCAAGCTGTGCGCAGAGGGCTTTGACTTTGACCCTGAAGATTGGGGCGTCAACTTGTCCGAGATAGAAGAGGAGGAAGAAGAAGCCCCAAAGGACGATGAAGAAGCCCGCTTGATTGTATCAAGCAAAGACCTCACGAAGCTCTCAATGCTACTCAATGAGCTGGAGGGGAGGGGCTTTAAGTGTGAGATAAAGGAGTAGCCGTATTTGGGACTATTAGGACGAAAGCGCCTATAAAAGAGGGTAGCTATGGCAAAGTATGGTAAAAAGGTCATTGAGCAGATTGTCGGGCTAATAAAGTCCGACACATACACCATTGTTGAGATTTGTAGCCAGGTCGGTATCTCGCTCTCAACCTTCCACCGATGGAAAGACGAGTACGAGGAGTTTAGACAAGCCGTTGAAGAGGCGCATGAAGCCCGAATGCAGTACTTCGTACAAGAGGCGAAGAAGTCGCTCTTGAAGAAGATACAGGGCTACGATGTGACGGAGACAAAGGTCGTGACCGTGCCAACCAAGGGTGACGAGAAGAAGCCCACCATCAAGGAGCAGACCACAACCAAGAAGCATATCCAGCCCGACACCGCTGCAATCATCTTCACGCTTGCCAATGGCGACCCCACGAGATGGAGAAATAGACAGACGATGGAGGTTGTCGGCAAGGATGGTAAGGAGCTGTTCAAGGGCATGTCAGATGACGAGCTTGACAAGGAGATTGAGAAGCTGGAAAGCAATTTAAAGAAGTAGAGCGATGAAGGTAGTACGAAGCAATATCATTCCTTTCAAGGGCTTTGAGGCACTCAACCTGTTTGGCGTGCTGTTCGTGAGGAAAGACCGCGTGTTTGAAAGTGAAGCAGCGTGGCAGGTGATGGTTAGACACGAGACCATCCACACCAAGCAGATGCAGGAGCTGGGGTATCTACCATTTTACCTGCTCTACGCTTTGGAGTGGCTGGTGCGCTGGATAGCCTGTGGCGATGCTACCAGGGCTTACTTTAACATCAGCTTTGAGCGGGAGGCATACGCCAATCAGTACACACCAGGCTACACAGAGTGGCGGCGACACTACACGTTTTTGCGATACTTGGTAAAGAGAGGCTGAAATGAGCCGAGACGAGAGGGTGAAATACATGCTTGCATTGAAGGAGAGGTTGGTGCGTGAATCACGCACTGACCTTTTGCGCTTTACTCTCTCTACGATGCTTACCTTTGACCCCGCTGACTTCCATAGACGGTATTATGGGGTGCTTACGAGGTTTGCCCATAAGGAGATTAAGAAGCTTATGGTGTTCATGCCCCCTCAGCATGGGAAGAGCGAGGGGAGTACCCGCCGTTTGCCCTCTTTCATCCTTGGTGAGCGTCCTGACACGCGTATTGCCATTGTCAGCTACAACGCACCCAAGGCGCGCAAGTTCAACAGAGAGATACAGCGTATCATCGACACCCCCGAATATCAAGAGATATTCCCCGAAACGCGACTAAATTCAAGCAACGTGACCACCGTTGCCGGCTCTTGGCTTCGCAACGCGGATGAGTGTGAGATTGTCGGGCATTTGGGGGGCTTCAAGACCGTTGGTGTGGGTGGGGCGCTCACGGGTGAGCCTGTGGATGTGCTTATCATGGACGACATCTACAAGGATGCCAAAACAGCGTGGTCATCTACGGTGCGTGAGGGCGTTTCTGATTGGTACGACACCGTTGCAGAAACACGTCTGCACAACAATTCACAGCAGCTTATAGTGTTCACCCGCTGGCATGAAGATGACCTTGCAGGCACGTTGCTACGACAGCAGGGGGAGTACCACCCAACGGACAATCCCAACGGCTGGGTAGTGGTCATCTACCAAGCTATCAAGCAGGGTGCGCCAACGGACTACGACCCCCGACAAGAGGGAGAGGCGTTGTGGGAGGAGCGTCACAACATTGAGAAGCTGGAAGCCATCAGAAAGCGCAACCCCCATGTGTTTGACAGCCTATATCAGCAAGACCCCAAGCCAAGCGAGGGTCTTATGTATGATTCTGGATTTACAGAGTACAACATACGACCAGCCACGAAGTACTGCATACGAAAGGCGTATGTGGACACCGCCGACACAGGCGCGGACTACCTTTGCGCCATCATCTACGATGAGACAGAGATTGGCAACTACCTTGTTGATGTGCTGTACACGCAGAAGCCGATGGAGTACACAGAGCCAACTCTTGCAAGCATGCTGACGAAGCACCTTGTGCAGGAGTGTGTGGTGGAAAGCAACAACGGCGGTCGTGGCTTTCAGCGTTCGGTGGAGCGTCAGTGTAGGTTGCTGGGCAATGCCAAGACCAAGTTCAAGTGGTTTCATCAAAAGGACAACAAGGAGGTGCGCATCAACGTCAATTCAGCAGCGGTTCAGAACCTCACATTTATGCCCCTGGGGTGGACAAAGCTCTTCCCCGAATTCGCGTCAGCCATCAATGGCTACATGAAGGTGGGTAAGAACCCCCACGATGACGCACCCGATGCCCTTACAGGAACTATTGAGAAGCGAAAAGCCAAGGCGACGACAGACAACGTGGCGGGCTTATTCGGTAGATAGATATGTCACTATAAAAAAAGAGCATGATATGCCATTAGAGGAGTTATTTGCTGGTAAGACGACTAACGAGATTATCAGCGAGCTAAAAAGCAAGCGTACCACGGCGCAGCCTGACGCAGAGCAGGCACGCAAAGCCATTGACCCGAAGCTGCATGACATCAACAACCAATTCTTGCGCCCTGACAAGATGGTGCGAGTGGACAATCCAGGCGATGGTGCAGACAAGGTAATTGACGCAGGTGCAGATGGAGGTTATACACGCATTGAGAAGGTTGCACGCGTGGCTGTTGCGTTGCAGAAGCTAATCATCAACCGCGCCGTATCGTTCACCTTCGGTAATCCCGTTGCCTACAACGCCACGCCCGAAGGCGAGGGGCAGGAAGCTGTGCTTAAAGCGGTCACACGCATTCTCTACGACAACAAGACAACTTCACTCAACCGAAAGGTTGCGCGCAGCGTCTACGGCTTCAAAGAGGTCGCGGAGCTTTGGTATGCCCAAGAGAAGCCCAAGGCGCATCAGTCCTACGGCTTCCCTACGAAGTTCAAGCTACGATGTGCGCTGTTTTCACCGATGTTCGGGGACACGCTGTACCCATACTTTGACACCACGGGTGACCTTATCGCCTTCTCGCGCGCTTACACCCACGTTGCGTCAGACAAGCAGCGCTTTGACTACTTTGAGACATACACCGAAGATGAGCATTGGTTGTGGGTCAATGGGTCGGGTGGCTATGAGGTGGTAGAGGGCTACCCCAAGCGCGTTGCCATTGGCAAGCTACCCATTGTGTACGGGTATCAAGACCACTTCGAGACCCAGGATGTGGACAGCTTGATTGACCGCCTGGAGAAGCTGCTATCAAACTTCGCAGACACCAACGACTACCACGCCAGCCCTAAGATTTTTGTCACCGGTCAGATTAACGGCTGGAGCAAAAAGGGCGAAGCTGGAGCGGTCATTGAGGGCGAGGAGGGTGCTACCATGAACTACGTATCTTGGCAGAACGCCCCTGAAAGCGTCAAGCTGGAGATTGAAACACTCTTGCGCCTGATTTACACCATCTCGCAGACCCCTGATGTCAGCTTTGAGAACGTCAAGGGCATTGGCGCAATCAGTGGCACGGCGTTGAAGTTGCTCTTTATGGATGCCCACCTAAAGGTGCAGGACAAGAAGGAGGTCTTTGATGAGTATCTGCAACGCCGTGTGAACGTCATCAAGGCTTTTGTGGGTCAATTCAACACGACCTTGGAGAACGATGCAGATGCCCTTGAAATAGAGCCTGAAATCACGCCATACACGCTGACCAATGAGATTGACGAAATCAATATGTGGCTCTCAGCTAACGGCAACAAGCCTCTTGTGTCGCAAAAGGCAAGTGTGATGGGTGCAAATCTGACGCAAGACCCCGAAAAGGACTTTGAGCAGATACAAGAGGAGGCGAATGCAGACAATTCGTTTGTCATCGGCGAGCCTGTAATCGACGCATAATGGCAAAGAGGGTAGCAAGGTTGTACGAAGCACCGCAGTACAGGTGCAGAGATTGCCAACATTCGTATGATTGGCAAGAGAAGAATTGGCAAGGGGAGCTTTTCATGTGCCGTTGCAAGTATCATCATGAGGGGCGGTTTATCAAGTTCCTCAAAGACCCCCAATGTGAGCATTTCACGCTAAGGAACAATGGCTAAAAGACAGAAGACAAAGGCGTTTTCGTTCCAGGGATTTGACGCAGCGCACTACAAGACGACAACGGCATACACACGAGCCGTGAACGCCCTGTTTGACAAGGCAACGAGTGACATTGCAGAGGTCGCCCACAAGGAGACCTACAACCCTGACAAGCCGTTTGACTTTGACGACTACCCGAAAGCCAAGGCGCAACTGCAAAAGGTCGTCAAGGGGCTTGCAAGTCAGATGCAGGCGGTCATTGAAACAGGGTCACGCCGGCAGTGGCTCTTCGCTTGCCACAAGAACGATGAGTTTATAGCTTCCATCATTGACACGACGAAGCTAACCAAGGGGCGCTTGCAGAAGATGCAAGACCGCAACTTGGACGCTTTGCAGTCCTTTCAGGCTCGCAAGGTGGGTGGCATGAGCCTTGCTGAGCGCGTGTGGAAGTACACAGAGCAATACAAGGCGCAGATTGAGCTTGGTCTTGATGTTGGGCTTGGAGAGGGTCGGAGCGCGCAACAGCTTTCGCGTGACCTACGGCAGAATCTTCAAGACCCCAACCGTCTGTTTCGCCGTGTGCGTGACAAGCGCGGGAATTTGCAGTTGTCTAAGGCTGCAAAGGCTTTCCACCCTGGGCAAGGTGTGTACCGAAGTAGCTACAAGAATGCTATGAGGCTGACGCGCTCGGAGATTAACATGGCGTATCGCGAAGCAGACCACCTACGATGGCAACAGCTTGACTTTGTCGTTGGCTTTGAGGTGCACCGCTCTAATCACGAGCCTAAGTGCAAGTGTGACCTTTGTGAGCGTCTTGTCGGCAAGTACCCAAAGTACTTCAATTTCAAAGGGTGGCATCCTCAATGTCTATGTTACGCCACGGCTATCCTTATGGATGAAGACGACTTTGACAAGCAAGAGTTGTCTGACCTAAAGAGCGCACTTAAAGGCACGGAGTACCGCAAGTTGTCCGCCAAGAACGAGGTCACGGAGCTTCCCGATGGCTTCAAGGATTGGGTGGCAGAGAAAGAGGCGAAGCAGGCTAATTGGGCATCAACGCCCTATTTCATCAAGGACAACTTCGTTGATGGTGATTTATCGAAAGGATTGGTATACGTTAAGGAAGAGAAGCCTCTAACACTACTTGAAAAGGCGGCAATAAGGCATAAGAATCGTACCACTGAACAGGTGGAAGCCATTCAAAAGCGTTGGGAGGAAAGAAAACAAAAGCACGCTCTTATCAGACAAGAAGCGCAAGGAGTTCTTGATACAGCTAAGGATTATAGTGAGGTTGATTTTTCTGCATTACAAACCGCTATTGATGCAGGGGATATTGTCAAGATGCAATCTATTGCCAAGGAGGTTGAAAAGGTTATTGGGGAAATGCAGAAGCAGGAAGAAGCCCTTTCTAATCTTATCCCCAATGTACACGAATGGCACAAAAGGTTTACGCTTGATGAACTCAAAGGTGTATATAGTGCCGTTGAGAAGAAACTTGCTTCTTGGGATGGATTGACATTGCAAGAACAATCAAAGAAGTTGAAGTTTGAAGCGGAAGAGTACTTTGGCACAGACAAGTATGGCGCACAAACAAAATACAAGACTTGGGGCGTTGCGCAAGATGCCTACAAGATGCATCTTGATAAAGTTCAATACAAGATTGATAAGCAAGAAATTGAAGCGAGTGTTAATCATTCATTCTCTTTTGCTCAAAAGACAAAGAGTGTAAAGGTAAAGCAGCTTGTATCTGAACTTCAATCCCTACTTGGAAACAATGCAACGATAGCAGAGCTTCAAAGCAAGGCTGATGCACTAAATAACGAGGTATCAAAGCTGGAAGCTGCTAAACTTGCCCGCGATTTGAAGAAGTTAAGCAAGCTGGGCAATGGGTTTAGTCCTGATGCCTATGTGCAAGAACGCAAGGATAGAGCGGTGTGGGATAAAGGAAGCGGAAAGGTTGCTGATAAGACCCTTATTGATGTTGCGGCGAAGAATTGGATTGATTCAACGGAAGATGAAAAGGATAGGGTTTATGAATATACACACCATTATTGCAATGTGAACGAACCTTTGCAAGGTCGTAAATACCTAAGCCATCAGACAAGGGCAGATTTCGAGCATCGAGTAAACAACATTACTTCTTACATCAGTAAGAATGTATTGCCTGAAGATATGTGGTTTATGCGAGGTGATGACGGTCTTGGGGTGATTGCTTCACGAATAAAGTTTGCTGGGGGAGAAATGCCAAATGACTTGCAAGACTTGGTTGGTATGACTATGCAAGAAGGCGGTTTTATGTCCACAGGTAGCCGCAAGGGCAAGGGGTTCAGTTATAAGCCTGTTGTTATCCATGTGTATGCGCCTAAGGGTACGCAAGCCGCTTATCTTGAGCCTATCAGTGCATATGGTAAAGGTGCGGGCAGAAAATGGGATGGAAAGCAGAGGTTTAGTACATTTAGCTCTGAACACGAAACGTTGTTCCAACGAGGTACACTAATGCGAATAACAAAAGTGTACCAAGTCGGTGGAAAAACGTTTATCGATTGTGAAGTGGTAGGGCAAGAGGTTAAGCCATTGTCCTATGTTCCTGATGGCAATATAGGCTATTGACCGGGGATTTTATCTTCTGGACAATGGTCATTAGCTATGAACAAGTATTCATCCATCAGCTTGTAGAAGTTGTTGATACTATCCTTTATTGAATAGGCAGTCTTTCCCCACGAAGTGAACATTACCATAAGCAAATCAAACGGAATGCCCGGATAGGGTTTTCCGTTTATTTGTTTGTAGTAATCACGTTCCCCCGTGAATTGACCTTGTGAAGACACATACACGCGCTCCATATCCCAAAACCAATCCATAGTAGCATCGTTGAAAGGGCTTGCTTCTTGACCGCTGTAATAGCGACATTTCCTTATAAGGGCTTGCTTGTTATCCATACTTCTGTTTGAATTTAGTTACTACATCTTGCATCTCTTTAGGGAGATAGCCCCACGCCTTGTCTTGGATATGCTGAGGTATTCCGTAATAGGCTTCAGCAATACTACCCGTAATGGCAGCTATTGTGTCGCTATCGCCACCTATTGACACAGCAAGGCGGATAGCACTTTCAAAGTCTGTGCTTTCAAGAAAGCAAACTATTGCTTGTGGCACGGTTACTTGGCAAGTCTCATTAAAGGTGTTTGTGCGTCTGATTTCATCGGAGGTTTGTTGGATATTGTAGCCATACATTTCGGCTACTTCTCGCACTAATTGCTTGCCATTCTCTTGATTTTTGCGAGAACACAAAGCCATTTTAATACAGCTTGCCACGCATTCAGCCCCCTTGATCCCTTCGGGGTGATTGTGTGTGCACTCTGCGCTTTCCCGTGCAAACTTCATTACGTTATGAGCTTCTGTAATGTATCCACAAGGCGACACTCGCATTGCTGACCCATTACCAAAACTATTGTATGGTTTAGGGTTAGGAGAATGAACCCATCGACCGAAAGAACCGCCATAAGCTCCCTTGGGATTTGGGTATTTTCTGCACCATTCAAGTAATGATTGTTCAAAACTCACTCCTCGCAAGATTGCATCTGCAACGGCAACCGTGCATATTGTGTCATCTGTGAAAGAGCATTCATTTGTGAACATCTCAAAATCTAATCTATGTGTATTGTTGAACTCAAAACGAGAACCAACAATATCTCCTATTATTGCACCTAACATATCTATTTCTTTTCTTTTCCCGATTTTGATAGATCTATGCGCTCCATTACGCAACCCCTCCTTTCTGTTCAAACACCTGGTGCAAGAACCATCTACCGCGCTCTGTCCACACGGTTATGCTGTTCGTGCCTTGCGTGCCGTCTTGCTTGGTGTATGGGTGCGTGCGGGTCTTGGTGTAGTTTTGCCCGCAATACTTCGCTGCAAGCATCCATTGCCCGCTCTGGCGAATCATGATGCCCCATGACTTCAAGAGCGCGTGCAGCTGTTCGGCGGTGCGCAAGTCCAACTCCTTTGCCATCTGTGTAGACGTGTAGGTGTTGGAGGCGTTAAGCACGTTGTCGGTGTATTCTACCTTGGGCGCTTGCTCTTTCAGCTGCTCGCTTTGGCTTGTGATGACCGCTTGCGCCGCTTGCAGTTGCCGTTGGCTCTTCTCAATGGTGGATTGCGCCACCATCAAGGCGCGCGCCATGATAAGCTCGGGCGTGTCTTCGGGCTGTGTGGCGATGTAACCGCCTGTTTGCCTTATGGCTGGTAACACCTCTTCGCACACCCAATCCTGGAATTGTTCGGCTTCTACTTTGCGAGATTGGAAGATGCACCGGTACAGATTTGCTTCTGTAATGAAGTTAAGTTGCTGGATGCCTCCATTTGTAGGGGTGTCACTAATAGTTACCCCCTTTTGGCTTAATTGTGTTTTTACCTGTCTTGGATTTTTCAATCCAAGAGCCTTGCACACATCGACAAGGCAAAACAGGGGGTCGCCGTTTTCGGTCTTGGATGTTCGCACCTGACCAAATTTGGCACTCTCAAATACTCTCACTTCCATTTGTAGAACGCTTTGAAAGATGGGCAATAAGAAACGGTATTGCCTTTCCCGTCGTTCTACACCTCAAAGGCAGTGGGTGCATTAACACGCCACACGGGGGTACAATACCGTTGTATGTTTTGTTGGGGCAAAAAAATACCGCCAACGTGATGTCAAGCGGTCAATCCGCCTTTGAGGAAGTAGAACACTGCAAATGTAAGCATTCTTTTTGAATGTGCAAGCGCTTGTGTTACTTTGCGAGGTCTTCGCGTCTGAAAAAGATGCCCACGGCTAAGCCTGGTGCGTCTTCCGGCTTTTTGTCGTAGACAAGCACGGTCTTATCAGATTTCCAAATGTACTTATCTCCGTCTTGTTCTGCTCCTCCATATAGCCCCACAAGCTCGCTGAGGCACGCATCAATAAACGCTGGCTCAACATAGAACAGGATGTTTCGTGCAGTGTAATCAACAAACTTCACTCGCACCCGTTTTAGATTCGCTGTATTCAAAACGCAGTAGTCCTCGCTTAGCAGGCATAGCGCGTTTCCCTTTTCCACTTTGCCGATTAGGTCTAACACGGTAAGGTGTTTGGTTATTGAATCGTTGAGCATGACGGGGTATATCCCACAGCGCTTGTCAAGATACCCAAGCTCCCCTTTCACCTGTGCATTGGCGAATAGCGTGGTGCAGGCTATTGCTATTACAGCAAGTATAAATCGCTTCATTGCTTCTCTGTGTTGGTTGTTTACTACCTGCAAAGGTAGGTAAATCAATCAAAGTGCGTGCAACGCACATTCCCCCAAAACAAAGAAATTCATCGCCCTATGTGTGTCAAGAAATCGGAGATTTCGCCCCAACACACATATACGAACGTTAGTGAGTATATGGGTGTATATATATATACTTTCCTTTCCTTTTCTTTTCTTTGGATACCAAATGCACTGCAAAAGCTATGCAATTGCATAACATTTGCATTAAGTATCTGATAATCAGCATACATTTTTGGCGACTTCAATACGCATCACGCCTATTTGTGGGCTATCCAGGTGCGTGTTTTTGTGCTGTTTTTGGCAACTTTTGCCACCGTGAAAACATGTGTGCATTGCACCTGCTGTAACCTTGCAATGCAATTGCATTACAAATGCTATGCAATTGCATAAGGCTACATCGTGGTCGCCTTGCAGGGTAATTGTGTGTAACTTAACTACAAAAGGGCTGGGCTATTGGCGTGTATCACTATGAAACAAGCTATCTTTGTAGTGATTTGTAATACAAACCAATTCAAGATGAACTTTGAACAGATTCTTGCACTACTTGGCGCTAAGTTTCAAGGCGTGCGAAAGGATGGATTGGCGCAATTGGCGCGCGTTATGGCGCTACAATGCTCCAACGAAGAGGAAGCGAAAGCCCTTGTTGAGAAAGTGACCGAAGCGCAGGTAACTGATTTCGTCAAGGAGTATCGCAAGGTGGTAGATGCCGAGGTGTCCAATGCTGGAAAGAGCATTGAATCATCTCTACGCAAGAAGCTGGAAGCAGAAGCAGGTAAGCCCAAGGGCAATGAAGAGCAACCAGCTCCAACAGACCTCGCAGAAGCTATCAAGATGGCGGTGGCAAGTGCCGTACAGCCGTTGCAAGATGAGCTTACGAAGTACAAGCAGGGCGAAATTGGAAAGTCAAGGCTTCAAGCGCTGAATGACGCACTTTCAAAGTGCAAGGATGAAACGTTCAAGGCTCAAACGTTGAAGGACTTTGGGCGTATGAGTTTCAACGACGACGCAGCGTTTAACGAATACTTGTCTGAAAAGGTAGCAGACATCAAGACCACCAACCAAAGTGTGTCAGATGCAGCTATGTCAGGAGGCGCTGGCGCGCCGCAGTTTGGTCAGAAGACCGAAGGTGGCGTTTCAAAGGCTGTCGCCGACTACGTTGCAAGTAAGTCCGATGCTGGCGCACTCACGGGCAAGGAACTTTAACGAAAATCGCAAAGATGGGATTTAAGATTGAGAGAGGTCGAGAGCAACGCACGGTTAAGTGCGTGCTTCATCGCGTTGCCGACATCCCCGGTGGTGTCGGTGTGGCTGTCGCCAACCTTGGTGGGCGTGTCCTCTACGAGGGTACACCGCTTGGCAAGGGTGCTGGCGACCTTTACGAGGTCTGCAAGACGGCAAAGGTGCTGACCAAGGCAGAAGCATCAGCAACGACCTACGAAGTTGCCAAGGGGCATCACTTTAAGGTGGGCGACCGCTTCGCCACGGCAGAATGCAACGGGCAGGAAATCGCGTCTATTGACCGCACTGACGCTGCAAAGGACATCATCACGGTCAAGACGTCGCTTGGCAAGGTGGTAGCCGCTGGCGCTTGTGCCTTTGAGAGTAAGGGTGCAGATACCAAGCTGAAAGTGACGCCTATTGCTGTTGCAGGGTCTGACCAGGATGTGAATCCTGGTGACAACCTCTTTGTGTCTGCATGGGTCGTCGCTGTAGTCCGCGAAGCCAACGCACCAGCAGCGAATGACGCTATCAAGTCTGCACTAAAGTGCGTGGCGTACGTGTAACATCAAAAAGTAGTCAAATATGCTGAAATCACGAATGTTCGGGCTTGACGAGAGCAATCTCCAAGCCGTAATTCATACATACGACCTTAAGGATTACTACTATCCCACGCTCTTCCCTATCAAGGAGACGGGGCGCCTTGATTGGAAGATGGTTGAGGCGCAGGCGGGTCTAAAGATTGCCGCTGACCTTGTTTCGCGAGGTGCGACAATCCCCAAGAAGACGCGTGAGGCTCTTGCGCGCATCCAGGGGGACATCCCTAAAATCGCTATCTCCCGTGAAAAGGATGAAGAGGAGCTGACGGAGTATGAGCTGCTTGTGCTTCGCGCCACCAACAACCCTGACCTGAAAGCCCTGATTGACTTTTGGGCAGAGGACACTAAGTATTGTTGGGACGCTGTCGCCAACCGCGTTGAGTGGGTGGCTCTTCGCCAAATCTCGCTTGGTAAGGTCACGTTCACCAACTCAAATAACGCGGCTGTTGCCACGGAGTACAATGTGGATTATAGCATTCCAAGTGGTCAGAAGGTTGGCGTTGCTACCTCTTACACCGCTGGCACGGCTGGTAAGCCCCTTTCCGTGGACATTCCCAAGGCTCTGAAAATCGGTAAGAGCGTCGGTGCGAACTACAAGTTCATGTTCATGAACCCCGACACGTTCCTCAAGTTCGCGTCGCAGGAAGAGGTTGTCAAGAAGTGCGCTACGCTTGTCGAGAATATGACGGGTGCGGCTGATGCACCTGACCTGCAAACGGTCAACGCCTATCTCGCGAAGAAGAAGGAGCAGTTTAAGGGTCTTCAGATTATCGTCATTGACCAGGATATCACCATTGAGACGGCTGATGGCGACCGTGCCACCAGCAATCCATTTGAAGATGATGTTATCCTCTTCTCGGAGAGCAAGGTGCTCGGCACGACCTATTGGAAGCGTCCTATCGACGCCAACAAGATTGCCGGCAGTGTCGCTGAGAAGGTCATGCACGGTCATACGCTGATTAAGAAGTACTCTACGGAAAGCCCCGTCACGGAGGTCACAGAGGGTATTTCTAACGTGTTCCCCGCGTGGAATCTTGCTGGTCGTTCGGTACTTATGCAGGTATCTGCAACGGCTTGGAATAAGAACTAAAATTGAGTGGTGCGGAGGGGGTGCAAGCCCTCTCCCCATCACATCAATCTACTATCAATCAAGATGACGAACAAGCAGTATCTCACAAAGGCTCTTTCGAGCTTAAACATGGCGGAGGATGACATTGACATCATTCTTCTAAAGTCTGAGCTTGATGCAGATGCAGATGTAGACGTTCGTAGTTGCGATATGGCTACCTACAACCGAATGTCGGTGTTGTTTAATGGCGTGTTGCAGAATGTTTCGGAAGGCGGTTATTCCGTCTCTTGGAACATGGACGCTGTCAAGCTCTTCTACAACGCTCTATGCAGCGAGTTGGGTGTTGAAAATGTACTGCTTGCACGCCCAAAAGTGCGTAGCCGCTCACATCTATGGTAAAGCAATACCCTCACTACCTCTTTGCCGTCAAGACCTCTGAATCAAAGCAGGGGGAAGATGGCTATTGGAGTGACGGGGAAAGCTCCATTGAGCTTCTTTCCATGTGCCGTGAGGAGACTGACGGCAGGGGGGCAGAAGTTCAGACCGCAGATGGTACGTATCGCCGTTTCTCTTCGCTGATTCAGATACCCAAGGGTGCGTTGGTCATAGCCCCAGGCACTAATGTGGTCGTCTCGGAGGATGAAGCCGGCGAAGTGGTGCGCATTAAGGGTGTGGCGTTGAAGTTTGACAAGGGGCAATTACACTCGCGACTATGGGTATAGAGGCTCAATTCACGAAAGAGGAAGTCCAGGAGCGATATAGTGCGTTCGTTGGGCAGATTCAGCAGCAGCAAATCAAGCGTTTGCAGATGCTTGGGGAAATGTGTGTTAATCACGCACGCTCAGTACCCAAGGAAACGGGCTTTGAAGACCAAACGGGCAACCTTCGCTCTTCTATTGGTTATGCCGTCTTCGTCGATGGCGTTGCCGTTCATTCAGCCTATGAGGAGGTGAAGGGTGGCGCAGCTGGTGCAAAGGCTGGCGCAGACCTCTCCCAGAAGATTGGAGAGCGCACGCATGGTGTTTGCCTTGTCGTGACGGCGGGTATGAACTACGCCCTATACGTTGAAGCCCGCGGGCGTGATGTAATTGCGTCGGCGGAGCAGTTAGCGGAGAGAGAGTTGCCCAGGATGTTAGACCGATTGATTGAGAATATCAGAAGTGCCGCTGAATGAAGACATCATTTGACATTGACAAGATTGTCTACAAGCTGTTGAGCGGGTCAAGCGAGCTTAAAAGTACCATCACAGGCGGTGTGTACTACTCAAACGACCGTCCCGACGGCTCAACCAAGGAGGATGTTGTGATAAACACCATAACGATGACGCAGGATTACTTGCCACAGCTGGCAACAAGCAATGTGAACATCTACGTGGCGGACATCACGCGCCGAATTGACGGAGTTGAGCAGTCAAAGCCCAACCATGAGCGACTTGCCAAGCTGACAAAGATAGTCTTGGACGTGTTGCGAAGTGCGCAGATTGAGGGGTTGAAGATAATCCCCGAAAGTCAGTCAGTGCTTAATGACACGACAATCAAGCAGCACTTCTGTAACATACGCATTGCGTGGAACATACAAACACATTAGAGAGGTAGAGATATGGTAACATTAGGATTAGCAGAGATTCTTGTTGGTACGGCTTCGGAGGCTGGAACGATGCCAGCGGAGAGCGCAATGACCAAGCTTGGTAAGACCTACAAGGACACCGCCAAGTTCAGTCAGGAAGCATCAGAAGTAACGGAGCATTTTGAGGAGGGGCGCGCCGCTCCAGAGGTGCGAAAGAAGAGCAAGAAGATTCCAAAGCTGACGTTCAGCATCATGGATGCCGACATCGACGCGCTTGTCAAGTACGTTGGTGGCACGAAGGTCGCTAAGAGCGGGTCTACGAAGACGCGATGGGCTTTTGACGGCTCGGAGCTGGTAGACAACCGCGCTATTCTTGTCAAGACGGAGCAGGGACTTTATTTTGAAATGCCAAACGCCGACATTGAAGCCGTTGTAAACGCCGATATGTCCGCAAAGGGTATCTTCCTGGTAGAGTTCACGGTGACGCCCCTTGCAGTGAAAGATGGCAAGGCTCTTCGTGCGTACGACCCCAAGGAGGCATAGTAAGTGTGCTTTTCATTGTTTAGTTGTTGTGTTGGAAGCCCTCAGACCCCGTGTTTGGGGGCTTCTTTCTTTCCACAGATATGAGTGACGAAAAGAAAGCATTGACCCAGGAGCGCTCAGAGCTGAATGCCCTAATCGGTAGGGGCGTTTCCTTTGAAGTTGAGGACGTGCAGGTGCAGAGTTCGCCGCGCTTCTTCGGTCTATTCGAGAAGAAGAGCATTGTGCCTGTGACGCGCACTTTCATCATCCAAGAGCCTACACTTGGCACGCTTGACAGGCTTTCCGCAGAGTGGGTGGAAATGGCTATTGACGAAGAGGAGCTAAAGGGCGAAGATGCCATGTACCAGGCGCGACTATTAGCCAAGAAGCACGCGTTGCGATGTGCAAAGGTCATAGCCCTGGCGGTGATTGGGTCGGACTACCTTGTCCCAAAGGTCTTCAAGGGCGGTGTTGTTGGCTACGGACGCGACACGGAGCGCCTTGAAGAGCTGACCGCCCTATTTGCGCGAAGAATCAAGCCATCAGAGCTGTATCAGCTGTACACCTTGATTGGCGCAATGTGCAACTTCGGGGATTTTTTGAACTCTATCAGATTGATGTCCGCCGACCGAACATCCAGCCCAATCAAGATAGAGGAAAACAGCGAGGTCTAAGAAGTCCACACGGCAGGAGGGGGGCTATTTGCGCCCATTTCGGTTGGACGTTGGATTACTTGACGAATGGCATTGCTTGGTCTGTGGTGCAGAAGATGATGCTTGACGCACCAAGCTACGACATGGGCGATGGCGAAGAGGAGCTTTCACTGACTGAGAGCAACCGCGATAGTATTATGGATTATGTGAACAGCTTAATGTAGAGCATGGCAAACATTGATGGTGGTGCGCTTTCGTTCAAGTCGGTCATGGACAATGACCAGATGAATGAAGCTATTGAGGAGACGTTGCGCAGGGTGCAAGGCTTGTCAGATGCAACAGTTGCAGGTGGTAAGAAGATGGACAGCGCCTTTGTGCACACCGCTGACGGCATACGTCAGGCGATTTCGCAGATTGGTCAGGCTGTGGACATCCATGAAGCTAAGCTTGGGGAGCTGACGGGTCAATACGTCCAGCTTAGTGACAAGATTGGTGCAGCCATGGCGTCGGGTCGCACCGACGAAGCGCGCGCCATGAGGGAGACGCGAAATGCTATATCAGGAGAGATTGCCGTGCGCGAGAAGGCGATTGAAGAGGCGAAAGCCCTTGCCGCTGAGCTTGAAAAGGAGGCACAGAAGCGCGAGCAGGCAAACAAGCAGGTTGAGGCAAACGCGCAGGCACATCGGTCTTTGCGCGGTCAGATTCGCGCATTGAAAGAGGAGATGGCGCAGCTTGTCTCGCAGGGTATCGATGAGCAAAGCGAAGCTTACAAGGCGCTTGTAAATGAGCTTGGGAGACTGCAAGACATTCAGGGGGACATTGCCACGCAGGGCAGAATACTCGCGAACGACGAAGCTAAGTTCCAGGGCTTCATTCAAGGCGTTTCCGGCTTGTCAGGTGCATTTTCAGCCGCCACAGGTGCCGTTTCCTTGTTTGCAGGTGAGAACGAGAACTTGCAACGTGTGATGACGAAAGTGCAGAGCGTCATGGCTATTGCTATGGGCTTGCAATCAGTTGCACAGACCCTCAACAAGGACAGCGCTTTTCAGCTTGTCACGCTCAATGGCTTAAAGGAGTGGTGGGCAGGTATCGTAGCGAAGTCCACCGCGGCGGAGGTTGCCGAAACGACTGCAACGGTCGCCAATACGGCGGCGCGTCAGGCACAGACAGCCGCCACGGTGCAAGGAACGGTTGCACAGGGTGCTAATGCCGTTGCCCAGGGTGCGCAGACCACGGCAGCTGCAACAGGCACGGTTGCCAACCTCACTCTTGCGGGTGCATTCAGGGCTGTTGGTCTTGCTATTAAGTCAATCCCCGTATTCGGGTGGCTCTTAGCAGGCTTGTCGGCTATCGTGGCTATCTCTACGCACTTTGCAAGCAAGGCGCGTGAGGCACGCAAGGCGCAAGAGGAGTTTACAAAAGCGATGATTGAAGGGGCATACAAGCCAATCGGCAAGCTTGAGGAGCTTTCAGCGAAGTACACCGCCCTTGGCAACAACATCAAGGAAAAGGAGCAGTTCATCAAGGACAACAGAAAGGCGTTTGACGAACTCGGCGTAGCTGTAACCAACGTTCGCGATGCCGAAAATCTACTTATCAACAACAAGGATGCTTTCATTTCGGCGCAGATTGCCAAGGCAAAGGCTATGGTGCTTGCTCAAAATGCCTCGGAGAAGATAAAGAAGCAGATGGAGTTGCAGGCTGAGGTGGAGAAGATGCCTGACAGAGTGACCGTTGCAATGACCGGTGGTAGTGCGATGGGAGGTTACACGACATCCACGCTGAATAACACCATCAAGGAGAAGAAGCGCAAGGAGATTGAAGCCCTGCAAAAGGAGATTCGCGAGGACTTCAAGCGCGCAGCCGAAGAAGAAGCAAACGAGTACAACAAGCTCAAAAAGGCGGGTATCAAGAGTGCCGGCACATACGCGCAAGGCACGATTGGCGCTATTGAGAAGGCTATTGCAGAGAAGCAGGAAGCCTTGAAGCATTTGAAGCCCAACACCACGGAGTGGAAGAAAGCAAACAAGGAGATTGAGGCACTGCAAAAGCAGATAGAGAAGCCCACAAGAAAGCATGCAGGCTCTTCAAGGAAGGAGAAAGACCCCTTTATTGAGCAGCTGGACAAGCGAAAAGCAGAGTACGAGCGACACAAGAAGTGGCTCAATTCGGGTGATGACGTGCTTATAAAGTCTGCATCAACGGAGTTCAAGGGGCTACTTGCACAGGGTGCGACCTACATTGACTATCTCAAAAAGCAACGTGATGAGATACTTTCCATCGATGCTGACAAGCGCACCAAGGAGCAAAACAAAAACCTGAGTGCGCTGAATGACCGCCTTGCCGAGGAGACAAAGAAGACGGTATTGGAAGCTTTCAATGAAGAGCTTTCAAAGCAGCTCGGCAATGCCAAGACGACGTTGGAAATGCTCAATATCATTGCACAGAAGCGCAAGGAGCTGGCAGACGATGACAGCGAGCTTGGTAGCGACAAGAAGAAGACGCTTGACGACGCTGATGTAAACGCTGTGCAGAAACAGCAGGAGGAGACGAAGAAGTTGCTTGAAGACTACGCTTCCTACCTTGACAAGAAGATACAGCTTGACTTGGAGTACAACAACGACCTCGCTCTCTTGGAGCGTGCGCGCGCCAAGGCAACCACCGATGAGGAGCGCAAGAAGATTGATGCAGCTATCGCCAACCGCGCGAAGCAGTATGCCAAGGATAGTAAGACCTCGGGTGATAGCGACTTTGACCAGCTGTTGCAGACTTACCGGAGCTTTGAGGAGAAGAAAGATGCCATCATTGAGGAGTTCAGCGAGAAGCGCGCGCGGGCTTTGGAGCATGGCAATACGGAGCTTGTCGAGCGCCTCAACAAGGCGCAAAACGAAGCATTGTCAAGACTTGCTATTGACGAAATGAAGCTATCCCCCGATTGGGAGAAGGTGTTTGGCGACCTTGACGAGGTCGGCACAAAGGAGCTGGAACGCCTGCTTGCTTCCATCGAGGGGAAGACCGCCATTCTTGGTGTGGAGCTATCCCCAGCGGACTTCAAGGCTATTCAGGACAAGGTAAAGGAGCTAAAGGACGAGATACGAGAGCGCAATCCTTTCAAGGCGCTTGCCAAGTCCTTTGGGGACTTCAAAAAGGCTACCACTGACGGCGAAGCTACCGCGGCATTGTCGGCGATGTTTGACAGCGCGGCGAAGTCAGGTCAGCAGTTAAAGGGTGTAATCTCTGATGTGACAAGTACCCTGGAGGAATTAGGTGTAAAGGGTACAGAAGAAGTTGGTCATGTTATCCAGGCGCTGGAGGGGCTTGCTGACGGAGCGCAAAATGCCGTCATGGGCATTGTTTCGGGGAATCCCGTGCAAGTCGTGAGCGGAGCAATCAAGGCGGTCAGCTCTGTTGTCAAGTATTTCACGGGGGCAAACGACCGCCGTGCAGAGCGCTCTATCAAGCGACATCAGGCGAATGTAGCCGAACTCACGTCTGCTTACAAAGACCTTGAATGGCAAATCTCTAAGGCGCTGTCAGGTAGCAAGTACAAGCACCAGCAGGCGGCTATTGACAACATGAAGCAACAGCAAAAGGAGCTTCAAGGGATGATTGCCGCCGAGGGGAGCAAGAAGAAGAAGGACAACGGCAAAGTCAATGAGTGGAAGGAGCAGATAAAGGAGATTGACAGAACGATAGCTGACACCATTGAGAGCATGAACAAGAGCTTGCTTGACACTGATGTCAAGAGCGTTGCATCGCAGCTTGGTGACGCTATTGTTGGTGCTTTTGAGAGTGGCAAGGATGCCGCCGTCGCTTGGGGTGAGAGCGTCAAGGGCATTGTGAACAACGTTGTCAAGAACTTGCTAATCCAAAAGGTACTGCAAGAGCCTATTGACAAGATTATAAGCAAGTACACATCAAAGTGGGTGGGCAAGGATGGCGCTTTTGTGGGCTTTGATGCCGTTGTGAGCGATGTGAGCAGCTTGTCAAGCGAGCTGACGGGGCTTTATCCTCAACTTGAGCAAGCCATTGGCGCGCTCAAAAACAAGCTCAACATCACAGCGCCGGAGAATGATACATCACTGACCGGTGCGGTCAAGGGCGTCACCGAAGAGACGGCGAGCATTGTTGCAGGTCAGATGAATGCAATGAGAATTAACCAGGTGGAAGCGTCAGCCATCTTGCGTCAGCAGCTCACAGCGCTCAACTCTATTGTGCAAAATACGTCTTACAACCGCATGTTGGTGGAGATACACAAGGAGCTGAGAGCGATGAATGGAGGTGCAGACCCGTTGCGCTCCCAGGGGTTAGCATAAACGAAGCGATATGAATGCAATAGCGAAGGAGCTTGCGAGGCAAGCCAAGAAAGCGGGCATCTGCGAGGAGTGGCACGGGCAGTTAAAGCTTCTTACAGACAAAGACGCGATGATAGACATGTACATCAAGGGGATTGACTTCTGCTTGTCCAACGACTACCCAAGCAATGACTACATCAGGGAGCATTTCAAGGGCGCAATGGAGAAGAAGGGCATCTACCTTGATGATGAGATAATGCTTAGCAATCCACGTAGGTGCGTGGCGCTCGGACGCACCGTGGGGAGCGTTGTTGTTGGTGGCTATGGCGTGTGCGAGGTCTTTGCAAAGCATGATTCTGTGCTGGTCATCAGTGCAAGCGGGAATGCCTTTGTGGAGATTGACATGTTTGATGCTTCGGAGGTGTCTGTACATACGACAGAGCGCGCCAAGGTGCATATCAACAGATATGGCGGTCGGCTGACCACCGACCAGCGAGGCGACAGCGTCATCAAGGTGGTTGAAAAGGATACAAAGACTTATCGATAGTATGGGAGCAAGGGAACAGGACATCATTTTGAACGTGCCGTTTGACGAGAGCAGAGGTGCGTCAGTCGCCTATGATTACAGCGTCAAGCGTGCAGATATACAGCTTCACAACGCCTCTTTTTCGGCTGGTCGCAATGGCAACGCCGTGGAGTTCACGGGGGACGGCTACGGGGAGGTGGTGAAGCAGATATTTGACAACCTCAATGGAGATTTCACGATAGACTTTTATGTACACTCGCTTGTAGATGGCACGGGCTTTACATGGTATCTGAACTTCAGCGGAGGGGAGGATAACCGCCTGGAAGTGCCAATCAGCGCGGGTGCAGGACGATGGACGAACGTAGCTCTTGTCCGCAAGGGCAGTTCATTCAGCTTCTACCAAGATGGGCAGCTGGTCGCCGAAGAGACGAAGGCAGACAACCTTCTCGGACTTGTCCTTAATCAAGACCTCTACGGGAGTGACTATGGCGTGTGCCTTGTCGACGACTTGAAGATTTACAACACAGCATTAACCAAAGAAGAGCTTAAAGAAGTGGCAGGAGAAGATAAGCGCCAGGTATACACCCTTGACGGCGTTGATTTCAGGGAGTTTGGGGTGTTCGTATCTGATTCCGATGGCATCCTAAACAGACCCAAGTTGAAGACCCTCGCAAGTATCTCTTGGGACAATTACCATGGTGAGGATGTAGACCTCAACCATAAGTACTACGAAGCGCGGGAAATCACTCTATCTTGCTTCATCAAGGCGAGTAACAAGATGGAGTTCATCAACCAAATGGCACGCTTTGAGCAGCTGTTTGACAAGCGCGGCTTACACCGCCTTGTTATCGATGTCCACCCGACCAAGCCCCTGATTTACGAGGTGTATTGCAAGGACGAAATCAGCGTCTCAAAGCGCTGGAGTGATACCTTGATGGTAGGCACGTTCAAACTCAAGCTAACAGAGCCACAGCCCGTCAAGCGCGTATTACGCCACGTTCGTGTGTCAGATGCTACGAAGACATGCACAATCACCCTGACGAGTAGCAAGCTTGTAAACATCTTTTGGGGTGACGGTGAAGTTCAAGAGGACATTTCAGGCAATAACGTGACAATTTCACACACCTACAAGGAAGACGGCGAGTATTTCCCCGTCATCACAGGGTGCATTGACGAAATCGAAGCATTTACCACCAACGCCATTGTTGTATGGAACAAATTGTAGTCACAAGAAAGGACGGCACGACCTACCCCCTTGCCGTCAAGAAAGACGCCACCGGAATCAAGCAGGCTACCCAATCATGGGGCTTGCTTGGTGACGATGTGGTAAACATCACGGTGGAAAGCCCCTACCCGCAGACCTACGCAATAGGGGATAGCATCAGCGTGTTTGGGCGCACGTACCGACTTAATCAGTTGCCAAGGGTCAGACGCACGGGGGCGCATAAATACGCCTATGACCTGACCTTTGAGGGGGTGCAGTATGACCTTTTGCGGGCTTTCTACGATGTGACCATTGAGACGACCGGCAACACCTTGCAAGACGTGCATGGGGATGCCCTCACGGGGGATTTGAGACGCTTTGCCACCGTGCTTGTCTCCAATGCCAACCGCGTGTTTCCTGGAAAATGGCAGCTTGGCACGTGTCCCGCGACCATTGCAGACAAGACGCTGACTTTTGGCGATGGTGATAATTGCCTTGCCGTGTATCATAATCTGTGCAAGACCTTTGACGTGGAGGCGACTATCTCGGAGAGCGCAGGAGTGTACACCATTGACTTTGCCAAGAGGGTAGGTGTGACGCACCCATTTACCTTTGAGTTTGGCAAGGGTGGGGGGCTGTACGCCCTTGACAGGCAGAACGTTGACAGCTCAAACATCGTCACCCGCCTAAAGGTGTATGGGTCAAGCGACAACATCACGAACAAGTACAGAGCGCAGCGCCTGTGTCTCCCTGGCAAGAGCAAGGCGCAGTCATTCATTGAGCAGGCGGATGCCGTGGCGCACTACGGAGTGCATGAAGCTCGCAAGGTGTTTGATGACATCAAGCCTACATTCAACGGTAAGATAACGGCGGTCGTTGCTGGAAGTGTCCTGCAGTTCCAGGATGCCGCCATGTTTGACTTAAACGCCAAGGAGGCTGACGGCAAGACAACGAAGTACCTTGTGGCGGGTGTGAGTGCCAAGATACACTTTAACACCGGCAACCTCGCTGGTTACGAGTTTGACATCAGCAAGTATGACCACGCAACAAAGACTTTCACGCTCAAAAAGCTAACAGACGACCGTGGCGACGTCTTCCCGTCGGCAAGCTCTACGGCATTTCAGTTCGCCGTGGGAGACGAGTACAAGATACTTGATGTAACGCTCCCCGAACGCTACCAGCAGGAGGCGGAGCAGAAGTTGCAGGGGCGAGCCACGGAGTACTACCGACAGAACAGCCAGCCAAAAGTGAAGTACGGGCTATCTGTTACAAAGTCCTACTTGCAGAAGCTGTTTAGAGGTGGAGAAGCAACGGGGCTTTTCTCCCCTGGCGACTACATCAACGTGAAGGATGAGAGCATCGGCGTAGATAAGGCTGTTCGCATTCAGAGCTTGGAGCGCAATTTGCTTGATGTGTACAGCTACACATTGACGCTCGCAGATGTGGCGGA